CGCCGCCCGAACGCCAGATGCTTTGGGTAGTAGAAAGTGCCATTTTGAGTTGTCCTCACATGCGAGTTAAGCGCGACGATATGCATGTAACAGGCCGGGAGCCATTCGTTCGCACCGGTATTCCCGGGATAAGTTCTTTATACCAGAGCTAATAAAAATAGCAAGTACAATACCAAGATACTACTAAAGAACCCCACCTTGTGAGTGGGGTTCTTGTACTACACTTACTTTAGGTTACGCGCCTTGTGAGCCATACATGGAAAGTGGATCACTCCAGCCAAAGCTGTAGCGCTCACGACTTTTATATCTGACGTTCCCTGTATCGAAATCCCCGTCCATTGACTGAGCGAGTGGTGAGCGCACGAAATGCTTCATGCCGTTTGGAACATCAGTGGTCAGGAACCATGCGTTCGTATCGGTCAGGAAGTGATTAATGGCAAATCCTTCTGGGATTGAGCCATTGTTCTTCAGTGCGTTAACGTCGTTGTCGTTTGTGCCAACACGCAATTCAGTCTCAAGCAAGCGAGTAGAAACAAATTGCAACGATGGTGGGACGACTAGTTTGCGAGGCTTTGCAGCGATCAGCAGGCCACGCTCATCTGTCCACAGTGAGATTTGAATAACAGCGTTTTCCAACGATGTTTCGTTCAAGTCAGCAGGGGTAGATGGGATGTTGCTGTTAGTGCCACCGGAAACTAAAGGATGTGCGGCCGAGAACAGTGGTACGCCATCGCCACCGTAATAAGCGGCGGTGTTGGTGAAACCGTTGTTCAGAACAGCAGAAGCCTTTACTTGCTTGGTGTAAGCCATAGCACGAGCCAGCGCTTTGGTATAACGAGCCGACAGGCTGTCATACAGGTTGTCTTCGATGGCCTCTTCGGTCAGCGAGAAACCCAGTGCGATGGTTTCGTGGTTGTATCGAGCAGTCCATGCTTCTTGTGCGTTGTCATAAGCGATGGCGGAACCCTCGTTTTTGACAGGTGCAGCGGAGAAGCCAGACAGCTTGGCCTCTTCTTCAAAGCTACGTTCCGAAGTTTCAGTTTCGTAGATCTCTTTATGCTCTTCGCCGTATTTGGCGTACTCCAGACCAAACAGTGCATTCAAGCCTGGGAGCAGTTCTTTAAGTAGTTGTGCGCGTGAAATAGCCATGATTTAGCTCCTTAGATGCCAGTGGCGTTATAGAACGAATGATAACCAAAGTTAAGCTTAACAATAAACTCAACAAAGTTACCAGACGAGTTGGCAGTATCAGGAACTACTGAAACGATGCGCAGTGGCAACGAAGAAGTAGTTGCGCCAGCAGTGGTAAAGATGCCAACCTTGGAGTCGCCAGTTGTTGCCGAGCCAGCATTTAAAACTAACCGAGCATTAGATCCAACAACTGTTTGACCTAAATACGCTGGCAACAGACCAGAGGCTGCATCATTAACAGTAGTTCCAGCTACGTTAACAGCCTTATACAGTGTGTCTGGATTATCATTAACGTACGCAACAATATTGCTTGCGCCAGCGACGCCAGGCCAGTACTGAGAAAAAGTTAGTTGCCCGTTAGTTGGGTTGGTATAAGAACATCCCATAAACACACCAACAACGCCAGCTAAAGGCGATGCATCAGCAGCAAGTGGGGAATTCTCAATCGTACCGCCAGCTACCAGAGTTACAACACTGTCTTTATAAATAGAAGTGGTATATGTTGCTGCAATAACATACTGCGTAGTTGCACCAGCAAATACCTGACCGCCAATCAAATTGATTGGTTTTAGGCCGTATGGGCCAGAAATTACAGGGTAAGCCATTGAAGACTCCTTAAAAAATTTTACTTGCCTTTGCCAAAGCTGCTTGAGGATTTACGCTCTTGGAAGAGTGGCATCCGTGCATCGCTTTGACGCATAAAGCTATTGTCTACAGCCTCTGTCTGAGATTGCGTGACGCGGGCGAAATGAGAATTTCGTTGGTCAACAAAATCAGTCGGGGTCTTGCAAAGCAATAAGCCACCAATCTCGATGTTGTCTTTATAACGACTACCGGGATCAGCTAACAGTCTAAATTTTGGTTGTTCTTCGACAGGAACAGGCTCCCAACCTTCACGGAATTTGGCCGTGTAGTTACGTGGGTCTGCGGTGTTCAGTGTCGAAACACGAATCCAGCGATAGCTATAGCCTGGCTGCTTGTCTGGCTCAGGCAATAATTCAGGTTGTTGCCACTGTTTAGGACGTTCCTGTACCGCACGTGTTTCTAACTCGCGTGTGAGTTTGTTATCAGCCATTTCGGGCCTCCAATTCAAGTTGAGCCTTAACATATTGTTCAGGCGTTAAACCAAGCTTTCTTGCTATGTTCACCTGGCTTTGTTTTAGCTTGACCTTGTTTGAGGATGTGCTACGAACCGCCGGTGCCACAACAGTACCGAGTTTTGTACGGCCTTGTTCGGGTTGACTCTCGAACTTATCCGAGAATCGTTTGCGTATTGTTTTGTCCAATTCGCGGTAATAATCGTCAGAACCAACCTCTACTCCTACGTCTCTAAGGTCTTCGTGTAGACCTAGAGCAAAGGCCGTCATACCTCGATCCTTTCCAAACCAGCGGTTGCGGTTTTGCCACGCCACTGCTTTATTGTCTGGTTCTGATATGTACGGTGCAGGTTGCTGCACATTTGTAGGTTGTACAACAGTTTCGTTTTCTTGTAAAGAAGGCATCCGGAAATTTTTTGCCTGCATCAATTTGATGTTAGCAACTTGTAACGCCTGCTGGGCATCTACAATCTTATCCGTGTCTCCCATATCATAAGCTTCTTTGTATGCACGTTGAGCCATCTTTAGCTCCATATCCGCATTGCTTTGGATAGTCGTTACATACTCTTTCTCGCCATTGCTAAGAATTAGCTTAACGCGTTTATTCTCTTCTAATAGCCGCTGGGCCAAGGAAATAGCCTCGTGCTGCTCCCGTATAGCTGATTCTTTTTCTCGGCGCTCATCGTGCCAAACCTTACGCATTTGCTTAAGTTTTGTCTTGACGTTATCGTCGTACTGGTCAAGCTCATCTTTTTCCAGCTCTTCAACCAAATTTTTTGGCAGGGGCTGACGGCCTCGATCTTCTGCCGGCGCATCGTCCTCAATTTCAATCTCATATTCAACATCTGAATTTTTAATTAAATCATCATCTTGGTCTTCGTCCGGAAACTTATAATCTGTATTGTCGTCTAAAGGCATTTTGTACTCCTTTATTTACGTTTAATGCCGCGAGGATCATCAACGATGGCCTCGACAGAATCATCATTAATAATACGGAACTCACGGCCACTTATGACCAAGCGGGAACCGGTATGGGGGCGCACCAATATAAAATCACCTTTCGCACACCACGGGCCTGTGGGAAATTTTGCCTTGTCTTTGTAACAATCAGGCCCAAGATCAACAACAAATAAAACCGTTGTAAGCGCTTCTTCGGTACGTAAGGTTTCATCAGCCTTAAGGAGACCACTATCTTCAAACTCTTTTTCTGCCTCTGGTATGGCACAAAGAATCCTATAGCCCGAAGGTTTAGGCAGTAGTTTCCCCTTTTCCTCTGATGTTGCTTCAAAGTTATGAGACCCAACTACTTGAGGGTTGCTGGCGTCTGTAGCCAACAAGATGGCACTAGTCATCCGAATTCTCCATTTTGTTTTTTAGGTCTAAGGTGTAGCCCCGCATAGTAAGTAGACCCCTAATCTCACCACACAGTTTTTTATATTCTTCATAAGAATCAGCTCGTCCTTCCGCCAAAAATTCTTTTAGCTGATCTATTCTTTCATTCGCTTGTTGGATGAGAACTTCAAAAACGTCCATCATTCACCTTTTGATTGTTTGTTTTGTTGTGCCCGCATTTGTACTCGTTCTTGCATTAGACGAAGTTGCTCTTCATTACTCTTGTTGGAGAGTTGCTTAAGAACATCAACACCCGCACTCATCATCCGGCCTTCTTTATCTGCGCTCATTTGTACTGACGTTTTGAGTAAGTCCATTTGTATGCGCTTAGTATCGGTTGCTTGCTGAGTTTGAATCCGCTCGCGCTCGATTTGCTGCTGTGATTTTTTAAGCTCAATATCAGCGAGATCCTTTTGCGCTTTGCGTTGCTGATCGGCTTGTTTAATTTGTATCTCTTGCATCTGCATTTGAACAATTGGATCTTGTTGCTGCTGTTTGGCTTGCTGCTGTTGAATTTCCTGCTGGTTTTGTTGCAGTAATTTCTGAGCTGCTTGCGCCAACAAAGGGGACAACCGTGCTTCGACTTCTGGGTCCATCGGCGTTTCTTCGCCGTTTTCGTCCTTCTGTGGTGGCAGGGACATACCCAGTTGTTGCTCTATTTGTTTGCGATACTCGAAGCCTAAGTGTTCATTAATATGCGCCATCATTGATGCAGACATCTGCTGCGCCATTGGGTTTTGCTGAAGAATCGCTTGAATCTTAGGATCTTGCATTGCCGCCATGTGGACAATAATGTGTGACTTATGGTCCTGGGTAAGGAAAGCTTTGACTGGTTTACCCGCCAAGATGTTTTGGTTTTCCGATATAGGGTCGGTCGGCTTTTGATCCTCATCCATAGGGATAAGTTTTTGCGCGTCCTTAATACCGAGTACATCTAGCATCTGTCGGTGTAACAAAGGCAAGTTGTACAACTGCGGTGCGCCCTGAGCCAATTGCAAAACCGCTTGGTACTGTACGATCTTCTGCGCCATTGTGGCGGCGTTAGGATCGCTAACCGGAATAACATCTACATTATCGTAGTCGGATTTCTTGGCTCTACGGTCACCTTCAGTTGGCTCATAGGAATAGTCTTCTGGCGTGTACTCAGCAATAATGTGCTTTAAAAGACCAAGCTCCTGCTTCATAGAGTAATGAACACGCGCTTGAATGGCAGACATATTCTTAAGTGTTCGCTCCAGAATAGCTAGGGTTGTACCCACTGGAGCTTGCGCCGACATATCACTAATCTGCAAATCCGTAGCATTAGCAAATCTGCGACCTTCTTCAATAATCTTATCCATCAAGCTAGCCAAAACTTGGCTTGGCTCTTTATATGGCAAAGGAAGTAAGTTATCTTTGAGGGTGCCAGAGGCTACATCTACGTCACGCCATTCGCCTGGAGCAATCGGTGTGTCGTCACCTTTCACTCGCATACCACGGGTTTTGAATCCGCCCGGCAAATTAGACAGCGTGCCTGCGTCAACTAACTGACGGATAAGCGAAGTGCCTGATTTAGCAAAAGCGCCAATCAAATGAATTAGGCCAAAGCAATAGAAGCCAAAGCCTGGCACATATCCATAGTGTACAAAGTGCTGGCGCTTCTGGTGGTTCTTGTCTTCAGGCTCCCAGTTACGGCGGATAGCCAGAACCTCGCTAGAACCTTGTTCGATAGTGACAACGTAAGGAAGGGCAATACCCGTAGTCTCACCATCCTTATCTTTGTCCTCGTAACCTTTTAGGTCGAGATCAACATTCATCTCAAGAAACTTGAACCGATTATCCGACGTAGCCCTAAAGCCCATCTTCTCGGCAATTTTTTTCTCAACCTCATCTAATACATTAGCAGGCTCGCCTAAGTCTATGTCGCGCCAGAATCCAGCGGCTTGTAGCTTACGAACCTCGTTCTCAGTTTTACGCATAACGTGCGTAATACGCGGCGAAGACTCTAGATTAGAAGCGCCGTACGGCACAACAATGTCTTCTGCCGGAACGAAGATGGACACCTGACGATCTAGACTTGGGTCAAAGTACACCTTCTTAAATGCATTACCAGCAAGTCCCAAGCCCCATAACATACGCTCATGCTCAGGGCGATATTCTTTCATTACGTCGGTCAACTGATAGTTCATATCCTCCTGAACTCGTTTGGCCGATTCTTTCTTGGCGGGCGTTTCTTTGCCAATAATCTGTGTCTTAACTGGCCCCGCCGATGGGAAAGTTGCCATCATGGTTTCAGATTGGAACTTAACTAAAGCCTCAGACAGCATGGGATGGTACACACCACACGCGCCTTCCCACGGCTCACTGCGCTCTTCAATCTTCATTCCCAGTAACTCAAGACCGTCTACATAAGTCTGCATCCAGTCTTTGCGGCTATCTATGTCATCCTCAAAATCGCCGCTCAACTCACTAGCAATACTTTGCAATACATCTTCACCTAAGTACTCTGCCAAGTTAGCATCAAAATCATCTTCCGACTCTTCGTCTGGCACAATCTCAATCTCCAACCCATCCACACCAATCGTTACGGAATCAGGGTTTTCAATCTCAATCTCAATCTGAGACTCAGCGATTTCATCACCCATCAAGTCTTCCATGCCCGCTGGGGCAGCATATAAGGATTTTTCAATTGACATAACTTAGTCCTTCAATGTCTCTGCAAAGTTCATTAAATGTTAGCCCTCTGTCTTCTTCCAAAAACTCAAGGCTAAAAAGGTATCTTGGCTTACTGGTATTTAATACCATGTGTGGAACTTGCGTGTTAAATGCATAGTACATGTCTGGTTTATACCTTAGCTCTTCGGTATCAAATACTACCCCAGGTTCTCCAGCTATAAATAACGTACGGCTATCCCCATCATCCTCAATTAGCATATTTAGCCCGACCTTACGATCAGTATCTGAATGCCAGTTGTAACAAGTGTTCGGGTTCATCCGTAAAATTCCTGCATGAAACTTACGTATCCTAGCCAAATTCATAATGAATGAGTCTAGCTTTAATATGTAGCCAGGTACAGGGGTTACGACAAAATTATAGTAAGGAACCCACTGATCGTCTGGCGTTAACTTTGCATGTAACAATAAAGTCTTGGATATTAAAGACTCACTTTCAACTAACGCATAAGGTTTTGCCATAACTAGTCTTCAATTAAAGATGCTGTTCCAGTAATGTTATTTTTAACCTGACTCCAATCGTGCCCAACGAATGAAGGTGGAACACCATTTAGCCATTTTTGCATAGAAAGGAAACAACCACCTTTTTTTCCAAAAATTCCCCCGTGCCAGCTTTCGTCTACATTATCCATATTAGTAGTACGCCGCTTTCCTACGAAAATTGACAATTTCATCCTGCTCATCAGATGCTAGCCGCAAAAACCCGCCCTGCCTAAATCTGATTAGCGCCTGCACCCCGGAATCAACTAAGTCGTCATGCTCCGCATTTGGAAATCGTGCAAATTCTTCAATAACCTCATCAGCCCAGCGCGTTTCTGGTGCCCATACTTTACCTGAACTAAATAAATCCGTGACGCTATTCAAACGAACGAACTTGTCGTTGCCACGGGTAGGGGTAAAGTCCTGCACCATCACGCCCATGCGCCGTAGCTCCAAAATTAACGGTGTTCCGGCAGCTTTTGCCTCAATAATGCAGCTATCTGGCTCCCATTCATCGTAAAACTGCTTGGCCGCCACTTTTAAATCAGGAAATTCCACCTTATCCTTCCAAGAATCTAGCAAGATGATGTGGACATCCGACTCATTCTCGTTTAAATAGAATACCCCCCACGTAGTACACGCCGAATAGTCAGCCCGCTGGCTTTTTGTAAACGCCGTGTCCCAGCTTTGGATAATAAACTCACACCTTGGCGGTCTTTCCTTCTCCCACCGACGCCACCACTCACGTTTTACTATGGCACCTTCATCGCCAGTAGGTTTTTGCTGGTACTGCGCATTCCATTTGAACGACGGTAACTCTTCTTTCAGCGCCGTTAGCTCATCTATAGACCAAAACTCAGGCCAAAGAGAATTGCCCGACGGCAAAATAGCCGGTAACTCTATAACCTCCCAATCCGCCAAGTCATTCTTAAGCACACGCCCCGTTAAGTCCTTGTCAGACCATCTTGTATTATGGCTTACTAGTCCGTTGGCTATGAAGTTCTCAGTCCGCTCAATCTCAACATCAAATACCTCTTCATAACCATAAGGTGTTACATCTGTAATCTCTTCAAGAATTATCTCGTAAGTATTTTGCGGCACTGAGCAAGATCTTGTGGTATGAGCGTGTTGCTTGGCATGGGGCACAAAGTCCTCCCGGTCTTGTTTGTGCTCGTGCGGGTCTTCCACAGTCCTTGTTGCTACAAGTAACATTCCCTCCTTTAGGTCTTTCAGTCGTATCCATTGCCGTACTCCATTGTTATCAACAAGAAATGGATGTCTCTCATTCGCATAAACAATTTTACCAAAATTCGTTGTTATTCTATATGTAAAATCAAAACCATTTGACTGCCAATTAAGTACTTTAGATGTTGTTATTTTTCCACTGTCATACGTAGCAACCTCATCCCCGACCTTAATGCTGCGTAGCTCTTTCTCCAACCCATTGGCCAACAAAACACGCGTATCGCCTGTCATACACATAACTAAAACTATGGCCCCGCCAGGCTGAAGTCGCTGACGAGGACCAGACGTGTACCACTCATATACAGAATCAAATACCCCAGGGTCACCCTGTGCTTGTCTTGCTTCTTGCTCTGAGTGTGGGTCATCTATTATCAATAGATCCGCACCCTTACCCGTTACCGTACCACCAACACCAATAGCAAAGTAGTCGCCGCCATGACTAGTAGCCCAACGACCAGCCGCCTTAGAATCCGCCCGTAGACCTACACCCGGAAACATCTTTGTATATATATCACTACCCACTAAGTTACGAACCTTACGACCAAACCCCACAGCTAATTCCGCCGTGTTAGAAGTCTGGATAACCTTCTTATTAGGATACCTACCCAAAAACCACGCCGGTAACAAATAACTGGCAAACTCAGACTTAGTGTGCCGAGGCGGCATATTGATAATCAACCGCTTTAACTTACCCTCAGCAATCTCCTCAAACTTCTTCGCCATAAGAGCATGATGCCTCCCATGTATAAACCCCGGCCACATTTCTTTCACAAACGCCATAAAAGACTTCTGCGCCTTCTCCCTAACAATCGCCTCCCGATACTCCGTAACCTGCTGGAATAACTTTTCCTGCTCCGCCGCCGGTAACTTATTGATTAGCTCGTCTAAATCCATTAAAGCAAACTCTCCACTGTTATCTTATATAAAGCACTACTCCAAACCCCTGAAGTTTATATACACCGGCCTAACAGACCTAAAACTCCCCTTTACCCTTTTCAATACACCAATCTTCACCAACCTATCTATTATCTCGCTCGTGTTCCCCATCCCACTCTTCCCACGAATCCTGCATATATCCCTAATGCTAGGACCAAACCCATAAACCTTCCACCACTCATCAATAATCAAAAATACATCCTTCTGCACTGGCGTCATATCCATACCTATACATTCTTCAAACGTCTTATCACAACGCCTAGCCTTCATCTCTAAATTAATCATCACCCTACTTAAACTCTTTTCCATATATCCCTAGTGTAAATTCTTACACTAAATAGTTGTCAAAAATTCCTTCGTGTAAGTTCTTACACAAGCGAAGTTTTGATAACTAATTGTCTAATCAATAATATTCCAAGTGTAAATTCTTACACTAAATAGTTGTCAAAAATTCCTTCGTGTAAGTTCTTACACAAGCGAAGTTTTGATAACTAATTGTCTAATCAATAATATTCCAAGTGTAAATTCTTACACTAAATAGTTGTCAAAAATTCCTTCGTGTAAGTTCTTACACAAGCAAAGTTTTGATAACTAATTGTCTAATCAATAATATTCCAAGTGTAAATTCTTACACTAAATAGTTGTCAAAAATTCCTTCGTGTAAGTTCTTACACAAGCAAAGTTTTGATAACTAATTGTCTAATTGATAATATCGTCTTTTTCTAAAAATATATCCCCCCCGGGGGTCCCATTCTCAAAAGAGGTGGGGGGGTCTTTTTTAAAAGGCTTATCGGAAAAAGCCTGGGATTGTTCGAGTGGAATACTATGTATAGACAGACTTACCTCAGCCCCCATATCTAGGGGGTGGGGGGGTTCCCCGTCACCCTGCGGAATTTCATCCACTTCATCCACTAGTTCACCCAGCAAGCTATTCACTTCAGCCTCGCTACCAGTGTCGCTGTTAATAGTGATGCCCCGAAGCTGTTCTAATATCTGCTTGCGTATATCGCCCGAATCCTGCACTCGCTCTATCCTCTTCGTTTCTCTAAAAGCATCAACGCCGACAAGCTGCCCGATTGAGCGTACCGCCTGCACTCTAGTGGCGCCCTTTTCGTCGGGGTTTGTAGCGATAGACGTGAGGGTGGAAATGACTATAGACCGCAGTCCTTCAGCAGAATGCAAAGCGCTTAGTCTATTCGCTTGCTCTATCCGAGCGATTTCAAGTGCGATACCGGCATGGCCCTTAAGCGTATTCGCGGCATTTCCGACGGCTCGTGGCTTTGCGCGTGTTTTATATGCGGCACGATATGCATCAGACCCCGTTTCCCCTCTTGCAACTCCTTCAGCGAATAGGCGCTGTTTATGTGTGAGCTTGCCCTTGGGGATTCTCATAGCTCGCTCTATGTCTTCGTTCTTGACTATTTGTTTGATAGTGTCTCTCTTCATGATCTGTGCCGATGCTCTCTACGTTCGCTGTCCTTCTACTGCGCGAATCATACCGGAACAAATAGGGAAAATCAATCGATGGCACGATACGCGATAGATATATATGTGAAACACTGTATTGTAAAGCACTTGACTCATGTATTGCATCCGTCTAATCTCTCTCTCATGGAATGCACTAATCCCAGTGCAGTAAACCAAGAGAACTGGAGCTACAAAATGACTGAAAACCCAATTGCGCGTTCAGTGCTGGTCTTCCGGCACAGCGGAATCGCTAAATTCATCGGCAAACGTCAAATTTCTGCAATGCTCGCCGGGGCGCAGTCCGAAGAGGGCCAATTCTTTATCGACAAAATCCGCGAACTTTCCGAAATTGTCGCCTTAATGCCGATGCTCTACGAGCAGGACGGTCTGGGCAATGCTGCCATTGTCCACCTACATTACTTCAAAAACAGTGCTGACTGGTATATCACCGAGCGCGATAACGTGCTGGGTGAACCACAGTATCAGGCTTTTGGCTTGGCCGATCTGTTCGGTGATGGTGGTGAGTTTGGCAACATCAGCATTCAAGAACTGATTGAAAATCATGTCGAGCTTGACTTGTATTGGACACCTAAAACGCTTGGCGAATGCCGCAAGGCGGAAGCCTAAACCCGCCCTTTAACCATTTAGGAGAATGACACATGACACACACACCACCGGAGATTGACATGACACAAAAACTCACAATTGAAACGTCGACCTACGACTACATCCAAGACCCAGCACATGGCTGGATTGTTGTTCCTCTCGCCGAAATCACCCAGATCGGCATCAAGGGCATCAGTTCTTACAGCTATCGCAAGCATGGGCTGGCGTATCTGGAAGAGGATTGTGATGCTGGCCTGTTTCTTCGCGCCAAGGAAGCGGCCGGTGAATCCTACACTCTGATTGACCGTCATCTCAACCATGACGCGCCTTGCCGTAACTTTTCCCGTTTTATCGACTAAAACATTATTGCGCTATCGGATGCGCTTAAGCCTTACTCAGACAAACACACCACCGGAGATTGACATGAACGCACATATTGAAACAAACCGCGCAAAAGAACAGGCCGGCCTGCAAATGTCCAGCATCCGGGATATGCTCGCTGCCGTGAATTGTGACTATGGACGTCTTGAGGACCTGCGCGAGGAACTGGCCGATTTGGAATCAGAAGCAAACGACGATACAAACGTGGTCAGCATCGAAGCCCGCGAATTTCTCGCCGACTGGCACAAGGAAAACGACGAAGAACTATCCGACATGGTGGCCGCCGCCGGTGACTGCGAAGGCGAAGAGTCAGCACGCGCACGCATACAAGAAGACCCGTTATCCATACAAGTCCGCTCTGGCTGGTACACGCCCGGTGACTCAGATGTTAAACCCGGTGAATTTGAAATTTTGCTTTGCACCGGTGGGCCTGCCGTCCGAATCAGGGGCGATCTGGACGACCACGGGCAACCGACGCGGGCATATCTGCAATATCAGGATTGGAACACGCCTTGGACTGACTATTATGAGAGCGGAGCCGGTGCTGACCTGCTGGAATACGCCACCCACTTTTTCTACGGCGAATGAGGAGCCACTCCCCGATCGCGCGGGGTAGGCCCTTATTACTACTGCCACACACACACACACACACACTAGGATATCAAAATGTTCACAATTGAAAAACACACTGGTTCATTTGGTGGCGCTAAATTCCGTATGCAAATCAAGGCATTCAAAACGTCGGATGCTATGCACGCGTTTTTAAGCAGCCAATACGATAACAATTGGAGCGAATCACGCAAAGGCTTAAAAGCCGGAATGTATGCGATTGCAGGTGGCGCATGGCATAACGTCAAATCGCTTGACGCGCTGGTGCTCGCCCACATTTAGCCTCACTGAGAACGCCTCGACGGCGTGCTATCGGGGATGCTATTTCGTATTTTAAATTATGCGCCTACGGGTGCGAAAAGGAAAATTATGCTCAAGCTTTCAAAAGCCCACCTGCAGACGATACAAATTGACGGAACTACATTCATGAAAGTCTATCAAGATCACGGCTTTGCCACCCGCCGCGCGTATTTAGAATCTCTTTGTGAAGAATATCCGCCTGAAGCTGTGTACGCATTAGCAGACCTTTTGGGGCCATTAGAAGATTTCGACGGCTTGGTCACTGGCTTAGAGGAATACTGTGGCTAAAGCATAAACACACTGAATTAATACTTAAGGGAACTGCTATGAAAAAAACACTCGAGGGAAAAACAATGAACACTATTTCTATCAATGGCATTGACTACGTCCGCGCTGACACAGTGCAACCGCTAATCAAAGGTAGCCGCGCGGTAATTGTGGCTGACCGTGGTTGGATTTTTGCAGGCGATGTAACGCGCGAAAATGGGCGCATTAAATTGTCTCGTGCAGTTTGGGTATTTAAATGGGAATCAATCGGTTTTGATGGAGTTATCAATGAGCCAAAAAACAAGAATGTACTGATTAAACCGATGCTAAATGATGTGGACTTGCCCGACGGCGCAGAGATTTTCTGCGTCCCCGTCGACGATAACTGGGGACTTTGATGTTTAAGCCCATCGGCAACGGCTACGGCTACGGCAACGGCTACGGCGACGGCTACGGCGACGGCTACGGCGACGGCTACGGCGACGGCAACGGCTACGGCAATGGCGACGGCAACGGCAACGGCAACGGCTACGGCAATGGCGACGGCACAGTTTCACCGAACCGATTAAGGAGAGACAAATGACTAACGAATTTAACCCCGATTGGGCTTCGATGGCTGTGATGGTTGAAGAACAACAACGCATGGCAGCAGAGATTGAGGCCTTAAAGCGCCTATTGGACAATGCGTTTAGCCCGCAGCCGGTAGCGTGGATGATGACCAATGCCATTGGCAAATCCTATTTCCGCAAGAAGCCGCAGGACAAGGTGTTTAACCCGCAGCCGGTTTACACCCGTTCGCAATCTCCGTGGATTGAGTTTACGGAACAAGAAGTAGACCAGTTCCACAATTGGAAAGATTGCACATGGTCAACCAACGAACTGGTGCGCCATGTAGCGGCGGCATTGAAGGAGAAGAACAATGGCTAAGCTAATTGATTTTCCTGTTGGCCTCCATGAAGGTGAGACGCGCCTTGAGCCCGTTACAGACACGCAGGCGATGCTCCTGAGATGGTTGCCGCCAACTGGTGCGCCGACGGCGTGCGCGCAAGAGGCAACACATGACTACAGAAGAACTGATGAAGCAGGCGCCGGCGTACCCAGAAGGCGATGTGGTTGGCCCTTGCGTCTGCGGTAGTTGGCCCGGCGGGAAATGTTTAAAGTGCCCTTGGGTTGAACAGGCAGAGAAGGCAGAGATTGAGGCTAAGTTAAAGGAGAAGAACACATGAACGACCGCGAACTGATGCAGCAGGCGTTAGATACGCTTAAGCATTTGTGCCTGCATTCAAGGGCAATTGCTGGTTACGACGGGGAAACAGTTCAATCAGGAGTTAACGCAATAAAAAAGCGACTTGCGCGTACTGATCGTGAATGGCAAGGGCTGACGGATGAGGACATTAAAGAAATAATTGGGCCGTGGGGCGCTACGCCCATCAAGGGATACACAAGAAAGTTATTTGACCAGATAGAAGCCAAGTTGAAGGAGAAGAACAAATGACCACAGTAAACGAAAAACTGGGAGCGGCGCAACGCGAAAAGTATTGGGATGAGCGCGATATTAACGAACAGACTAACGCATTACGTTACCAAATTATTGAGCTTACACAGAAGCTAGACGCTGCGTGCAGAATACTAGAAAAACTTATGCTCCACAGCCATGCGCTTGACGGTGCATTAGTTGCACCACTGGATGCGCATGAACGATATCAGCAGTCTCAAATGCCAACATCCATAAGGTTGAGCCATGATGACAAAATCTAAAGCGCCGCGCGGGCAAGCTACAGTAAGCACACGAATAGTGCAGGCGGCAACGGTATGAAAACCACACTAAATAAAATTCGTACTAAGAAACCCTGCGCCTATGGCTGGCAAAAACTTCTGGCTTACTTAGGTAAGAGGAAGGCTGACGACGAGGCACTAAGTATCATCACCATACTTGACAGCAATGGGCTGGACGATGCCCTGTGGTGCTTACGAGCAGTCGAAAACCATGACCGCGAAATTAGACTCTACGCGGTGTGGTGCGCTAGGCAAGTGCAACACCTGATGACAGATAAGCGAAGCCTTGAGGCGCTGGATGTTGCCGAGCGGTTTGCCAACGGGTTAGCTACCGCTGATGATCTAGCTGCTGCGAGTGATGCTGCAAGGTCTGCGATGGCTGCTGCAGGGGCTGTGAGGGGTGCTGCGATGGCTGCGGTGGCTGCTGCAGGGGCTGTGAGGGGTGCTGCGAGTGCTGCTGCAAGGTCTGCGATGGCTGCTTGGGCTGCTGCGTGGGATGCTGCGTGGGCTGCTGCGTGGGATGCTGCGTGGGAGGCTGCGTGGTCTGCTGCGGGGCGTGCTGCGAGGGATGCCCAAGAAAAACGCCTGCGTGAAGTTTGCGCCGCTATCAACGCTGCCATAGCGCAGGTGGAAACGGTATGAAAACCACACTGAAAAAGTTTTTTTAAATATGCTCAGGCAACTTGCGAAGCCTGGGCTAAGTGATTTTTTAAAACACGAAGGGGAAACAATGTCAGCTATAAAGAAACACCGACCGGATCACGTGCTTGAGCGAAATGAATATCTCAGTCGAGTGCATGAGTTTTGTCACAGAGGCGAATCTTTGCCTCAATCGAAGCTGACAGAGGAAAAAGTTTTGTTAATCCGTAGTGCGGCACTTCAGCGTAAAAATTTACAAAAATACATTAGTGACAATTTATCTGCTAAGGCTTTAGCCAAACAATTTAACATTACTGAAAGCACAGTTGAAAAAGTAACACAGCGTTATAGCTGGATCCACATATGAGCAGAATACCTGAGCTTAATTCTAGCGTACTGTACCTACTTGGTCCTGATATACACCCGCCACCAGTCAGAGCTTTGCTGGCCGCACCAGTACCGCGCATTGCATTAGAAAATCCAATAGGTTGTATTTCCACAAAACAAGGAATCGCAGACGCAATGGCCGATCAATGGCTTAACCAATCGGAGATCAGACGAATGAAAACAATAACAGAAATGGTAAGCGAGTCCGAAGAACTAGCTGAAGATTTTTTCTACTCGGACGACGAGCGCGAAATTCTATGGGAGCCGTTCGAGGATTACCCGCCAGAATGGATAGCATACCAAAAGCACAAACTGAGCGATCTTATATACGACGCAATGGTTTGGGCACTATCTGACTTGAAAGGAATGGACACTTGACCTGTACCTGCAAAACCCCACGCCCCTGGCAAATTTTGTCCACTTCACAGACCAAGACCCTGTGGCTCATGGCCAACAAGAAACTGAGCCTCTTCATCCCACTGATGGACGCGAAGTTAAAAGAACTTAACCACGAAGGAAAACCATGACTAAATTCCCTGCTGAAGAAAAAATCAGGCACGAACACGGCTACGTTAATGACCATGACCTGCTAAAACTCAAACGCTACAAGAAATTCTATGTAGACCTTTGCGTCATGGGCGAAACCATGACCCGCAAAATGGCAAAAGTACCCCTGAAGAATAAAAAAACCGCCGAATTTGAAGCTTGGTACGTCGATCTCATTACAGGAACCATGTACCACTGCAAAACCCTGCGCGGCAATAGCCGGTTAATTCAGGTAGAGCGCGTTAGTGAGGCGAAATGAGCCTATACGGCCAATACATGCACAATTTTCGTCGTGCTAAGTGTTTTTATGCCAGCCACTACCGGCACCGAGCATTGCCCGAGTCAGGCTTTGGGTGAACGAAAACAAACCGATCCGACGCTCGCAATCATTGGCATCCTCACCCTCAACATTAGAAATCCAGATAGGCCAGCCAATTGCTTCCGCTGCGTGTTGACCTGTCTGGCTCTTATCATTATCAGCAACCACTAGTCCGGTTTCTAGTTTAGATGCTACCTTAACCATGTTACCAGCAGAAAAACATACGTGTAGGTTATACCGCTTCTTTAATTGCTTCATCGCCGCACGAACGGATAGCGCGGTGGCATATCCCTCGCACACGATATTGATTCCGCGATTGTCAAAATTAAATGATGCGCCACCCATCTTCTGCCCGTATAGAAACTTCTTGGTACCATCAGCCCATATCTGCTGAATACCAACCAGACTCTTGTGCAGGCGCATCGGAATCAGAAGCACAGGCTTTCCCTCGATGTACAGAACATTACCCTGCTCATCTGGAAAACCTTTGCTAATCAGGTATTCATGCGTACTCATCCCGCTCTCATTCAGCATTACAACGGCCTTGTGGACGGCGGCCACCTGTAATTTCTTTCTATCCTGATCCGCTTTGGTCTGCGACATAAGCAAAACCTTAGAGTCAGGATAATTTAAAATATCCTTTGCATCAGCTTGCCAGACAGACACGACCGAATGAATAGCATGGTTCTGCACAAACCCATGCGTGCCAAGAAACTTGACCGCGCCATTCCGAGAACGAGGATGATCCTCAGTAGGGTAACGCTTCCACACCCCTATTGGAGGTAAGTCGTGGATGATTACCCCATGCGACCGACAGAACCCTACAAAATCCATCACTCGTCCTCAATAATTTTAGCGTGCTTGGAAAAAGTATATACATTTTGCTATGTTGTTTTACACATCAAGCAGATCATTTCATCTTTTACTTTGTTCTTTTCCCTGTGCATCTCAATGATTGATATGTCACGCACTTTGCAAATAGGGCATCTATCTATACGACCAACCATTTTATTTCCTCTCAGATTTAATACTCTTCAAAAAGTCTTTTAGTTTCTTATCCATGAACCGCTTTGTTTCTGGCAGAACCATCGCCGGTGTATCGTCCCGCAATGACTTAGGCCATACGCCAAACTTGTCACGATACAGATGAGATGCCCTGCCCTTAGACCAACCTTGATACCGCATCAACCAGATCATTTGATTCCAGAATTCCTGCTTACTTTCCCGCGTGCCTCCCGATGTCAACTCCTGCATCTCGCCCTGAACCTGAATCACCAGGTTATTACGCTCCAGAACATGCCCGCAGTTGTAGCAAGTATCGCTACCCGCAGTCCACAAAGCGCCACAGGCCGAGCATTTACTTTCTTTCTTCTCTTTCTGTGTCGGTTCTGGCTTGGCTTTCTCAGCGCCGTCCTTTAGTTCCTTAACGCCGTCCTCGAATAAATTGTCCCAATCATCCTTGAATCGTAAGTAATTCCCGCTGTGGTCAAGCCATATAGCGAAAGGTTTGGATTCTGGATTGGCCTGATTAGACCGCATGACCCTACCCATTTGCTGGATGTGGGACGAGAAAGATTTAGAGAACGGACGAGCAGACACGCCGATCTTGACGTACTCATTATCAAAACCCTTGGTCAGGATGTCGCAGGCGATCAGGCCGATGATGCTAGAGTCTGGCTTAGCAAAGTCTTCAATGACCTTACGCTTCCACTCTTCGTCATCCTTGTAGCTCAGACTGATGAAGTTATATCCTGCCTCTTGGAACTTCTCGCTGAGGTTTGCTGCATGATCTACACCGGCGGCGAACACAAGTGTTTTTTCTGGCTTGCCAAATACTTCGCGTGTCTTTTTTGCCCACTCACTGACAACATCGCCCGTTATCCTGACGCCGCGCTCGGTGGCCGCCGCCGTGCTCCACTCACCAGCAACCTTTTTCGCGCCCTGCATGTCCACTTCTTTGGCGATGAAGACACGTAGCGGTACTAACGAACCCTGATCTACTAGTTGTTTTGTTGTGATGGGAGAGACAACATTAGAATATGTTCTGGCCAAACCCTTTGTGAATGGGCTGGCTGATAGACCGACAACCCTGATATGCGGGTTATTCTTGATAAAGTCGATTGTTGTCTTGCGTTGGGAATGACATTCATCGATTACCAAGAGGTCTAGACCTGGGAAGGAGCCGCGCTTCTCTAGCGTTTGTGCAGAGCAGACCTGAATGGCCTCATACGGACGATAGCGCCAGTGTCCAGCCTGTAAGACACCATGATCTACCTTGTACTTGTCTAGGCGAGCACTTGTCTGATCGCATAGGACAATCCGATCTAAGATCATTGCGGCCTTGCTGCCCTTCTTTCGCGCCGCGTCGAGCATTGCTATTGCAATCTCAGTCTTACCCCCACCTGTACCTAAGTATAGTAGCTGTGACTTATGACCCGCTGCGAACCCTTCCCTAAGCTTTTGTATTGCATCCTTCTGGTATTGCCGTAATTCCAGTGCCATTTAAATCTCCTGCCGGAACACCCTCCGGCTTGGGTAACTCATTATGATTTCTTCTTTTGGAATGAAAGAATTTGTTTCTTTAACTCTGCATTTTCCCTGACAAACGTATCGCGTGAAAGCTTAATTTCTTTCATTTCAATCTCTAATAGCCTGATATGCGCCCGCAAGTCCTTGATAGTAGACTCTGCCATCTCTCGATCCAAATCATCTTGGCTACCCGCCATAGCAGCAGTTAGCTTATCTTGTAACTCTACATTCTCACGCTGTAATGATTCAACCGCAGCAGCTTTTGTTTCCTGCTCGATAGCATCATCATCGAAAGATGCATCAAACTCGTCGTCAGCCTCTTCTTTCGGCGCTTCTAGGCGGCTAATAACCTTATCGCCACGCTTGTAAGTAGTCTCTTCTTTATCTGCGCCAAGACTCTTCCTTACTACGGCTACAAGCGGTGCACTAACTCTGCACTGGCGGGCTATTTCGCGGTCACTCCAATCCTTCCATTCATCATCTGTAAGCATGAATGTAATTGCCTTACGCTTATCCGCAGACGTACGCGGTAGCCCGTGGTCAAAATTAGCTTGGAAACTGAAGAGCTTTGCATCCCGTGCAGTACCTTCCTTCACTATGCATTCTAGGCATGGCGCTTTTATTTTCTTAACAGCGAAGTACCTGTGAAAGCCATCAGCCAGTATGTAATCTATGCCGTCAAAGAACACGATTGCTGGCGGGAATACATCGCCGGCTAGCATGGAATCAGCGTACTCAGTAATCGTTGCATCCTTAATCTCTGCGCGGCTTTGTGTGCCAGCATCGATTTTAATTTTACCCAAGCTCAAGTTCATTACATTCCTTTAAATAGATTAATCAACACCACTTTCGTGTATTGCGTGTTCTAGGTTTAGGTCTCCCAAGGGTGATAGCCCCCACCAATGCGAAGCACAGATGGCAGTAAGGTATCTCCCTGCCCAATCTACTTATTGCTGTAGATCTAGCAAACCCATAAGGTAGCGATTCATTCGTCACAGAGTTTGTCTCACCACTTGCCTCTGAGCTTGTGTAGTACCTCGCTAACAGTCTACACGGCTTGCCATGGGGTGAACATGAGCCGATGTTTCTTCTACAGCAGCCCAGTTAGGCCCGTTACTATCGCGGTAGGTGCGCCCGGTTAACTGCCGGGAAATGTGACTTACTTCAGTGCCGCGTCAACGACCTTGCCGTGCTCAATACCAACGCGGTGCTTGATCTCAATAACGTAATACATAAAGTCTAAATGACCCAAACTAGCCATATTTGCCGCATATTCACGGCTACGCTCTGTGGCTGACTCAATGGAATCGTGAAGGTATTTGAAATGTGCTCTTGATCCGGAAGGCGAACGCAAAAATACGGCGTACTTTGAACCATCAGAAACGTGCAATTGCTGCACGGCTATTCTTTTAGAATTATTTTCGCCTTCCATACGCTCCATCCTTTTATTAATGGTTGCGAAGGCCATAAAAAAACCCTTGAGGGTTGGCTCTCCGTGTATAGACCACGTCCCTGTTCAGGGTAAGAACCAAACCTCAAGGGTTCGGAAATCATCTATGGTCTATACATTGACACGTCAATTTTAAAATAGCTCGTGGCAAAGCACAAGCATTAAATTAATTATTTTTGAAACGTAAACAGGAAAAAAAAGAGGTGCCACCTAGGACACCCCAAAACCCCGTGAAGGATCGTTGCTGTTAAAAATACTTGAGAGGAGACATCCAAAATATTCCACCCAAAAGTACCACAAACCAACCGAAAAAAAAAGTTATCAAAAAGTCGCTCGTGTAAGTTCTTACACAAGCAGATGGCCTCATAGCTATAATTACAACACATTGTTCCGGCGTGCATTAATCTATTGACTATTGCATTTTTCCGTTTTAATATAGGTACTCACCCACTCACACTCATAACAAATGCCAAGACCACATGAAGATGACCCTGAGGTATTTTTTATACATTCGCTTGAGCAGCGGAAGAAAGATGCCATGTCCCCTATAAAAGTAGCGCGGGATGAATTTATTGACACGTTTAAGCGGCAGAAAAAGAAGCAGCCTGACTTCAGTAACCCGATCACCCATGTAATTTTTAACGCATGGCTGGCTAAACAAGATGGCCGAGAGTGGTTCACGAAGGAACAGAAAAAAGATGCTCAAAACAAAGAAGAGCATTTGAAAAAGTGGTCTCAAACAATTGCTTTATCAAGAGAGAAGCAGGCCGTTGCGCGTGCCGAGGCCGCCGAAGAGCGTAAGCGTTTAGCAAGCCTAGAATATATACGCATCAAACAAGAACACAAAAGAGGTAACAAATGAGAGATGTAATTTATATAGCTGTAATTTGTTTTGGGGTAATTTTTGGATACCAGCTTGGATACCAACTTGGGACGAAAGATGGCTTCAAAGACGGTATAAAAACTACGCACACCCATGCTGCTGTAGATATATATAAACAGTGTGTGGCATGGTTCTTTGATACAAATCTTAAAGACGTTAAGAAAAAAATCTGCGGAGGAAAGCCGTCTGCAAGTAACAAAACCCAGGAAATGAGCAAATGAAAAAACTGTTGATTGCGTTGATGTTGGTGTCTAGCGCCGTTCATGCAGAAGAGTGGCTGGAGTTACCAAACAATGCTGGAGGAAAGATTTTGCTATTGACGAGTAAGTGCAAGGGCAGCGACACAGGTCTGTTAGTAATTTCCACTATCCCAAAAGGAATTAATTTACATGGCTGCTGGTATGCATTTGCCGACATGATCCACATCTCGTGGGATAGCGGCCAAGCTTCCAGCTTTGACCCAAATGAATTTACTTACCGTAAAAGTAAATGAAAAAGATTGATCCATATTGGCGGGCTAAGGTAGACGCCACCCGTACAGGGGTAATGAAAACAATTAAATCTGTTCGTGCGGGCGAAGTAAACGAGGAAGATATAGATAAGCTACAAAACTTTTGTTTATTTGCATTGGCGCTGATGCAGGCAGAAGGCCCTAAGAAGTGGGAGTTAGCTAAACTTAATGCAGAACTAATGTCTTTTATGAAGGAGGTGAAATGATTAAATATAGCCAAGCGTATGAGCGCGTTGTTGAATACCTTTGTATTGCTTGCAGGCGCATCGAGGAGGCCGCCAAGCAGGGCCAGCTATTCGAGCCAGAACCACCAGCCAAGCAAGAACAAACAAAGTTTTTTTAAAAATGCCAAGGCGACAGCCTGGCGATTGCTCGGAGGGCAATAAATGAACAACACACCTACAGAGCACTTTGAGCAGCGATGAAAAAGATATATCCGTACTGGGGGGCTAAATGTCCGTTTTAATTGGGGAAAAGAATGAAATCAGAACAATGCACCTTTTCGCAGGTCACGGCGGTGGACTGCTTGCCGACATCATTCTTGGACACAAGCCAGTTGTTGCTGTTGAGTGGGAACCCTACGCCTGCCAAGTCCTTAGAGAACGAGCAGCAGACGGATGGTTCCCCGGCCTGCGAGTGCACGAAGGGGACGTTAGCCTGTTTGACCCATCCGAGTACACCGGCTTCGTGGACGTTATTCATGCAGGCTTCCCTTGCCAAGACGTTAGCGTTGCTGGAAAGCAGGCAGGTGTATCTGAGGGAACCCGATCAGGTCTTTACCGTGAAGTCCTGCGCATCGCTGGCGTGGTACGACCAAAGTTCTTGTTCTTGGAAAACGTATCAGCAATCCTTTCTAACGGATTGGAAACCGTACTCGGAGACTTGGCCGCGCTGGGGTATGACAGCCGGTGGTGCTGCATACGTGCATCCGATGTCGGGGCACCGCATCAGCGCGACAGGTGGTTTTTGTTGGCCGACACCGACAGCGCACAATGCCAAGGAAACGAACGCACCGAGCGAGTCGAATCGGAACACGCCGACATTGGCGGCTCAAGTTGGTGGGAGTCTGAATCCGACGTGGATCGAGTGGCTAATGGCGTTTCCAATCGGGTTCACCGTCTTAAAGGATTGGGTAACGCCCAGTGCCCGCTCCAAGCGGCAACAGCCTGGCGATTGCTCGGAGGGCAATAAATGAACAACACACCTACAGAGCACTTTGAGCAGCGATGAAAAAGATAGAGCAGCCTGAAACTGACTGTAACTATGACCCGTATACAGGGGAGCCTTTAGTTGATGGTTGGCCGCTTTATTCTGGGTTGCCTCAACGTGAATGGCTAGGGTTGACATATAAAGAAAGGTGCGAGAATTATTGGCATTATTTTTGGCGAGTAAAAACCCAAAAATGGATGGGAGCTTTTATATAAAAAAGGGAGGTGCAGTGATCATACTTGAACTTATTTTGCTGGGAGCAGGCGCTCTTATTTGTTTGGGTCTTATCTGCGCCGTGTTTGCTATTGCTTTGAAGTTATTAATGGGAGAAGAAGAATGATAGGCGATGTGAACAGTTTAGAAAGGGTCATATGAAGTTAACAAACAAATTTGATCTGCCGGAAACAATCGTTAATGTATTAAAGAGGCCGCAGTACAGTCGTGGTAATAGTCATATCTCAGTGACCGAGTTACTATCAGCGCCGCAGATTGTTCAGCTACGCATAAAGCATAACGATGAACTGGAGCAGGATGCTAGTGAGATGGTCTGGTCTTTATTTGGCACAGCTATCCACAACGTACTAGAGCACGGTAAGGGTGACAACCATATCGTAGAGGAGCGCGTGTTCGTAGATCTTGATGGCTGGCGCGTATCAGGTCAGATTGATTTACAAGAAGTGTATGAGGATGGCATCGAGCTAAAGGACTACAAGATGACATCAGCTTGGTCTGTGCAGCAGGAGAAAACTGATTGGGTAGAGCAGCTAAATATCTACGCTTGGTTAATCCAAAAGGCCAAGGGTGTGACCATAAAGAGTTTGCAAATTGTGGCTATCGTTCGAGATTGGAACCGCCGCGATGCTGTTAACAAAGAGAGCTATCCCAAGGCTCCGATTGTAAAGATTGACATCCCACTGTGGGACTTTGCCGATGCAGAAGCGTTCGTGCGCGGAAAGATACATAGCCATAGCAGTGCTAGTTTGAATGCACAGATTGGTCATGATTTACCTGAATGTACGCCAGATGATATGTGGGAACGCCCTACTACATATGCTGTTAAGAAGATCGGCGGCGTGCGGGCGAAGCGTGTATTTGACACAGCGGAAGAAGCAGATGAGATGTTAAGCACGCTGAGGGATCACGAAGTTGTAGTTCGGCCTGGGATACGGATGAGATGCGCAAGCTTCTGTAACGTCAACCAGTTTTGTAAGCAGTACCAGCAATATCTAGAACAAGCTGGTCACATGATTGAATCAGGAGATTAAATGAAAGAAATTGCCGCAGCCCTAGTGAAGGCTCAAAAAGAGTTTGAACCTGCTCTCAAAAATAGTATTAACCCGCAGTTCCGTTCGCCCTATGCAAACCTTAGTTCTTGTGTAGAGGCAGTCGTTGGTGCGCTAAACAATAACGGCATCTACCTTATGCAGTTAACCGATGAACACGAGGATGGTGTCAAAGTATCTACGGTGTTTATACATGAGTCTGGCGAGCAGATATCAGCAGGTAGCCTGTTCATGCCTGCTACTAAGCAGGATGCCCAAGGGTTTGGATCTGCGCTTACCTATGCCCGCCGTTATAGCTTGATGGCAGCGTGCTGTATTGCAGGAGAAGATGATGATGCAAACCTATCCTCTAGGCCAAAGGAGTCGTCTTATGAACCGAAGCCCGCTCAGGTTAAGGCTATCCCCAAACCACCGGTTATTGAAAAAGTACAGCCAGTTGCATCTCCGCCCGTACAGACAATTGCTCCTCCGCAGAAAATGGAGGGTACAGTTGGCCAATGGCAGCTTAAGGTATCGGCGGAACCCGGTACGGACACCGAGGATTGGTCGCTAGCTATTTCAAAGTCGGTTATCTTTGCTTTAGAAATGGCGCAATCATCAGAAGATGTAACGAATATCTTTAAGATTAACCGCGTAATTTTTGACAAACTGAAAGCGATTGACCCAGTATCGTATGACATGTTGTTGAGCAAATTTAAAGAACTCAAGGAGAAATTAAATGGATAACACCCCTAAAAAAACCTACCCAAACAGTGGCCGACTGAACTATACCAAGAGCAAGATTCACCCTGATAGCCCTGATATGTACGGCGAAATATCTGTCGAGCGCGGCGTTCTGCGGCAGATGCTGGATGAGGATGATAGCGATTCGGTGACGCTTAAGATTAACGCTTGGCAGAAGGATGGTAACTATGGACCTTGGTTTTCCGTTCGTATCAACACATACAAGCCAGGTATGCAGCAGATACCACAGCAAAAGCAAGCTGCGCCAGAAGATGACAGTTCCGATGTGCCCTTCTGATGGCCGGTAAATCTCCAACGCAGCGTAGTTTGGAATACCTTCGGGAGATTGGCTATCTTCCGGAGGTAGTTGAGCGGTTTAATAGTTTTACTAAACGGAAAAAAGACCTTTGGGGTTGGTGTGATGTGATCGCCATTCGTAAGGATGAGGTCTTAGCCGTGCAAGTAACGAGTAGTAGTAATGTATCTGCCCGCATAAAGAAGATACAGGAGTCTGACACCGTAGGTCGGGTCAGGGACGCTGGGATCAGAATTGTTGTTCATGGCTGGGGTAAGAACAGCAAGGGCAAATATGTTCTAAGAGAGGAGGATATTAGCTAATGGAAACAAGCCAATTTGAAGCGGTAAAGGTTTCGATAAAGCAGGACAACACGGGGTATGTTCTTACGCTAAGGATACATCCAGACGAGCTACCAGAGGTTATCATGCGGGATTTTGTTGGCTCTAGGTATGTGGCTGTTCTTGTTCGGATTAACGATGAAGAGCGCCCGATGAACCGAGAGGATGAGTTGGGTAGGGACATGGTTAGATTTTCTGGGATGCTATGCCGTGACCCTAACTTTTGGGAGTTCCTTGCAGATGCTGGTGAAATATTCGATAAATCAGAAAAGGAAGCAACGCAATGGATAAGCAGTCGATTGAAGGTAAAGAGCCGGTCAGACATTCAAAAAAGTCAGACGGCGATAGATCAAATGATGAGGATCAAACAGGAGTTCAACGCGTGGAAAATGCAAAAAGATTAGTGCCTTACTCTCTGTATCTGCCAGAGGAAATGCACGCGCAGCTAAAGCTCAAGGCCAAAAACCGACAGGCTTCTTCTATGGTGCGCGATGCTATCACTATGATTCTTGAGGGTAATGATTACTTTACCGCTGGCTACAAACAAGCAATCACTGATTCTCTAAGAGTAGTTAACTCTAACGAAACCGTAACCGCCATATCTTTAAACGGGATAAACATGGCAGATGTTATTTCTAATGAGCTAAATGATTTGGCTCTAAAAAAATAAATTAGGAGGGGATCAAAATGCTAGTAAATGGAAGATTCATTCAAGAAAACCCAATAAAAATTGGTGTGTACTACATACCAAAAAACAAAACCACGTTAACAACAGAAGAATATTTTGCTCAGGAAATTATGCTTTCAGATTATAGCAAAATAAACAACATGTTAATTAGCACTAGATTATCGAAAGTATTTTTGTTGGTTTGTATTTTTATACTGGGCGTGGCGGTACTTGCACCATTCATTAAATTTATTGAAGAATTTCTTGCAGAGTGAGCGACAACTTAAAGACTGCGCAGAAAATAGCGCAGGACAATGGCCTTGTTTACTCTCCAGATGGTGACGCTATCCTTTGGATGAACAAGCTTTCTGATTTAATAAGACAAGAGGAAAGAGAAATATGCGCTAGGCTTTGTGAGGATTCTGCAATGGCTGAAGCGGCAAAGATTTTACGGCGACAACAACCAGACTTTGATAAGTTATACAACGAGTTCTTAATGAGGAAAGGCTGGATGACCAGACCTCAAACAGAACAAACATTTAAAGCTGGTTGGGATGCCGCTAAAACGTAACGCTAAGTAATTTGTAAATGCTATTAGATATTTCTTTTTGATAGAGATTATCTATGTATTTTAAAATCTATTACCAACAAGATTTTTATAGATGAAATCTATTAAGAAGTATATGAGTGAAGTAGCAAATGTGGGCTGCGTTCTTTGCCACCATCTTGATTACGGGCATACCCCTGCTGTTCTCCACCACCCGCGTGATGCGGTTGGTGGAGCGCAGCGGGCCTCTGATTGGCTTGTAATACCTCTTTGCCCAGAACACCATGTCGGTAAGTCTGGGTACCACGGACTAGGTAGCAGAGGGTTTTATACACGGTATAAACTTTCAGAGTGGGATCTTATGGCTATGACTATAGAGCTACACCAGAAATCAATTTCTCATTGATTTCCTTACTTCTTCTGCCTGTTGTGCCAATTGTGCAATCAGTTCTTTTAGACGATCAATTTCTTCTTTCTTCTGAGCGCCGCTCATAGTTTCGTCGTTGATAATCGCGCGTTGAACCTGGCGGATTCTAGACATGTCTTTTGATGTCTTGTCATAGAATTTAGCTAAGGCAATTTTGTCGCCCTTCTCTTCTAATATCGCCTGCATCTTTTCCGACTCGCCAATTTCTGCGTAGTGGCGCATGTCGGAATAAGCTTGTTCAATAATTTTCATGTTTTCGTAGAAGCTTGTAACGTAAGAAGACTGTGTAGCCGGCAGAGACTTTACAAAGCCTAACGATACGGTGTCAGTCCAATCCTTATCTGGATACGCACTCTTGGAGAACGGCATCATAGCGTAATGCGATGTCGCTGCAATTGTTGCGCCCATCCAGCCAAGGTATGCCTTGATTGCATAGTCTGTTTGGACAGGAGATATTTCCGTAGCCTCCGGTAAGAATACATTACTAACCTGGCTTAATAACTTTGCTAGCGGGCTAGTGTTTGTAGCTACACGCTCCCCTTTAGACAAGCGTTCCATACCAGCAGTCTCAATAGGTGAGCCTGTAAAACTATCTTTATTAGAGTACAGATCTATCAGTGGTTTAAACATCTGTGGCGTAGGGTTCATGGCAAAGGTATCTGTGAGCATACGTTTCATACTCTGTCCGAACACTTTACCTTCTGCGCCCTCGTCAAACATCTGCTCCGCCAAGCGCTCGGCTAGCGTACCAAATGCACCAATCTCAAACGGTTTTGGAATACGGATAGCCGCCTCCATACCAGGCAATCTAAACCACCAGAAATTGTCACGATCCCATTGCTCGCGCTTTTTAAACTCTTCATCATCTTTGAACGCCATGTACAGCATCAAGGAGGCCAAGACCGTCGCGCTAGTAACAATGGAAAACTGCTGGGCTTTCTGTTTGTCTGTGGCTTCTATAGGTTTACCTGTTACGGAGTTATAAATCACCCGGCCAGTCGGCATAATACCGTCGCGGCCAAGCTTGTATAAGCCCTGTATACGTGCGTTCAAGAATGGGACTACCTGCGTTACAACCCGTAGCGCCGGCCAAGAACCTTGCATAGAGAAGTCCAGCAAATCCCTGGCGTAAAAAGATGCCTCAAGATGGCTAAAGTTTTTGCCGGTCTCTGGGTTAATCTTGTTTTTTAATTGCTGATACAACGACATACGGTTAGCGGATTCAGACTTATTGCCAAGATCTTGATAAGCCTTCCATGCCCCAGCTAAGCCAGATTTAATCTTTCCTTCTGTGGTGAGGATAGTTGATGCATCCACACCAGCATCAATCAATCTCCTTACTAACCTTGCTTGGTCTCCCTCAAAAGCAGTTCCAAAATTAAAAATAGCACCGCCAGCAAGAGCGGAAATGTACTCAGGATTATTTTTGTTACTCGCTTGTAAACCTTGAGAAACATTTTTTGCAATGTTCAAGCCGATTCCAGACACGGCGGCAGATTGCACGCTGTCTCGAACAAGGTTGCGTACTTTAAACGCAGGAGATGACGTTACGCCAAACTGTAAAATGTTCTTAAAGTCACGGGCTATATCCAGAAATTTAGACTTTGGCCCCATGTAACCAATAGACATAATTGATTCTAAGAGTAGCGGGTCTACTATCTCAAAGTAAGCAGGGAAGCCCTTGTACATTACCTTTACAAGACCCTTTCCCTCTGCGGAAAAAATTCCTGGCCGAAGCTCGCCATCAGCGTAAGTAACGCCATCAATTTCCGTGCCACCCAATAGCTTCTCGTTGACATAAACTTTACCATCTTGGAATTCATAGTTGGATTTAAGGCTAGGGAACGCAGCACCAATGTCTGTTGCTGCCATAACAGTCTCTACTGCTGCATCATTTTTCATGGATGAAGACAGGATATGATTCCAGTTACGCAACAAGTTTTCCATCAAATCGCCAAAAGGTTTCTCGCCGCCTTTTAATTGCTTGGAAAAATATTTGTTAGCAAGACCAGAGGACGTACGAATGTCAGCTACCTCACCCTCTTCAACCATCTTATAAAAAGGAATGTAGTAAACATCTTTTAAGAACGTGTCGTAACCCGCCTTATCAATCAATCCTTTTTGAAGGGCAACATCCAAAACAGATCTATTTAGTCTGTTAAGTTCCTTCCTAACTTTTTCATACACTACTAACCGGCTTTCGTTACCAATTTTTCCTTCTGCTAGTTTATTGCGGTCACTTACAATATCCTTGTTGATAGAAGCTATCCGTCCTTTTTCAACCAGCGTAGCATCTCGGTTTAGGGCCAGCCAAATTAGAAAACTATTTACCTCGCCACCTATTGGGCCAAGTGCCTCAGTTAAACCTTTGGTGCCTTGTTTAATATCCAGCGCCCCGTCAGTTAGCTTTACCTCACCGTCGAAGAGAAGCCCCTCCAGTGCGCCGTCTACAGTCTTAGATAGCCGAGCCTTCATATAGGCAAGCGGGCTAATGTCCTTGATAGTCCTGTACTGGTCTGCAATACCTTGTGCAAGGCGCTGGAAGGTACGGTCCTTATACTTGTCCATCTTGTCTGAAAAGGTCTTACCCTCTGGCGAAAAGATAGGCTCAAGTCTTTTTAGGAACTCAGGATCAACGTGCTGGAATCCTTGTGATGGATCTATGCCACCCTTTTTCGTGGCTTTCTCTACACCCTTACGGATGAACTCCGGTATCTCCATTTCAGATTCAACGCCCCCCTCAGACGGGGATGTTTTACTCTGCTGCCCAGTTCTTGTACCTAAGAATGTTCCGCCTCTTTCCGTTAGCGCAGCAATATCAACAGCGGCATCACTCAGAATGTCTTCTGAAATAGCGGCAACCTGCTCTAAAGCGGTTTGATATTTAGGGTCAAGATTAAGTAGCTTACGCAGTACATCAACAAATTGTGTAAATGCACTTTGCTTTTTAGGCAAACGAATCTGAGAGATATAGTTTTGATAGTCTGGGTCAGTTAGACCCCACGTTATGATCTCATCTATATCTTTCATCGGTCCAAATTTTGTCCACGATCCTGGCATAGCTTCTTTTGCACGCATCATCATTTTAATGAATGGATGATCTTTGCCTGCCGCAACATCAACTTTAATTTGATCGTTAATCGTCTCAAGAAGTTTGGTTAAGTCTTTAATCTCATAAGAATTTTTTGGCAAAAACTGTAACTGCGTTTGGGTACTAACATGCAACAATTCATGTATGATTGTTTCGTAAGTTGTCCCAGTTTTTCTATCCGAAATTCCTTGTGCGCCAGTACCGTTCAGAAAAACTTTAAACGAAACCCCTTGTGGCCCCCAAGACATTGCGGATTTACCAGTGGTGCTGTTGCTACGGTTTGCGCCATTAAGTATTCTCATTGTCATAGGAACGCCGCGCTTATCAAACTCATTGATCCGCACTAGCATCTTCTCAGCAATAGCTTTGGCCACACTGTTAGGGGCGTTATCTACTAGCCACTGAGTTAATTTAGGCAAAGACATGCCTTTAATCTCTTTGGCAATAACCGCAGGATCTTTATCTATTACAAATTCAACACGCTCTGGCTTTTCTTTTGGCTGCTCTGACTGTACCTCTTCTTCTACAACAGGGGCAACAGTAGTAGGCTCCCCGCGTAGAGTTTGGAATATCTCTTCTATCGGGCGACTGATTGGCTCATTGCCAAACATATCGGTACCAACCTGGGTTTGCTCGTATGCCTTTTGCGCTTCTACAGCTAAGTTAGTGAGCGCGTCACCTATACGACGAGGCGCGTTCCTGTTGTTAGCGAACATACTAACTACTTCCTGCGTCAAGGGATCCATCTCAATATCACCCTGACTCGCATAGGTAGCTAGATCAACGCCTTGTCTACGAGCGTTCACCGCTAACTCGGCAGCTTTAGACACGAATTGGCGAATGTCATACTCTCCTGTACCAGAAAGATTAGACATAGCCGGTGCAGCAATAGACATCCCACGAAGAATCTGCTGAGCTTCTGGATCTGTAGCTTCGGCGTATAGGTCAATTAGCCCATCGTTTTCATATGCACGAGCAAATAGCGCGTTTGCCAGACGGATCTTGGATAACGGATTAGGCTGACCCTGCTTGTTCATTAACTGCGCTTGCTCTTCTTTCGGCATCGCAGCAAGGAAATTGCGTAGGGATCTTGGGCTAGGAGAGCCGTCTGCTAGGAACTCTATCCCTTGCAGATCAAACCGCCCCATATCAATCTTTGCTTGTTCTGTCGGCGACATGCCAAGCTGCCCGCCAACATTACCCTTGTCGGCAATATCAGGAGTAAGGGATGACTTAGGCATAATCCGAACCAACACCGGCCGATCAAAATCTTTGATTGCTTCTGAATTAATCCCGTGCGAAGGATCGTTAATTAGGTTTTGTGTGTAATCCGTATTCGTACCATTTTCATACGCTCTATTTAGTCCCGCCACCCGCCCGTTACCAGCCACTGGGCGCACGCCTTGGAATGTAGGGTCTGAATACTCAGGAATAGCGGTGCCATCAGCCAGGTTGCTAGGCGTAATAGCTTTAACATCTATTACTGCATATTGGATAGGTATCTTAGTACCGTCTGAGGCAGACACCATATCAATACGACCTAGATACTTAGGATTAAATTCAACATCACTGATGACTACCGGAGCGCCCGCGCCAAAATCTTTAGACTCAGACAGGCGATTGTAATCAGGCTCTGCCGCAATGCTAGTCATTTGCTGAATAGACGCTGGCTTAGAGCGGTCACGATTTTGAATGTCTGCGAACGACATCCCAAAGTCTTCCGGCGTACCTTCCCAGTACGTACTCATAGCCTGCACAGCTTCTTCCGGTGGTGCGGAAAATGATGGGCTTACTAATTTAATCGGTTCTTCTGGAGTAGTAGGCTCTACTTCCACAGGAGGAACAGCGCCATCAATGAGCAAGTCTGGCTCTGGCTCTGGGCTAGGCGCAAACTGTGATGATGGTTGCTTACCCTCTATCGGTGTAACTTCACCCCTATTTTGCCTTTGTAGTAGGCCAGCAGCGCCACCTAAACTACCGCCGCCGATAGCAGCCATAGCAGCAGTCTCACCTAATCCCTTAGTTAAGGATGTTTCTGGTACAACCTGTTGTAACGCTAGATTCTGGGCAAACTTAGCTGGCGTTTCCTCAACGCCCTCACTAATACTCTCTCCTATAGCGCCACGAGCACCGCCAATAAGTCTACCTAAGCTACCAGTCTTACCGGCAAAGGCTTCTTCTATAACTCTTGCGCCCGGCAGTCTCTGTGCGAGTAAAGAAATTACCGCAGCACTAGCACCCGTAGCACGAGCGTAACCGATAGCCTGACCAGCAGCTTCTGGCTCAAGCATCCCTTTATCTACTAATGCTTTATATATATCTGTATAAGTACCTGCGCCAATATCAGCGCCCTGCTGTACAGCGCCTGCGCCCACCGCAGAACTAACAGCGCCAGATACCCCTAACAATGGTTTGGCAATTCTAGCTGCGCCAAAAGGTACAAGTAGCTGCGGTGCTTGTTCTGCAAGGAAGTTAGTTATTAGCGCTGGGTCTCTTATAGTTTCAGAGAACGCAGCAGCAAACGCACTAAACTGACCAGACTTCTCCGCCTCAGAAACTTTTTCAGCGCGGGCTTTCTCACGGGCTAATAGGCCCGGAGATTTCATAGCCGTCGCTTCTGTTTGCATCTCCTTACCAATAGATGTAAGGCCGGTTTCCTCCCCCGGCTTTTCAAAGTTCCCAGTAATAAGATTAGATACTTGTCCAGGAAATTGTAAAAGCGAACCTGCTCCTGATTTTAACCCCGCACCAATGTCCGTAAATGCCTCACCCATCGTACGGTCTGTTGGCTTTTTATTGATGGATGGCAGGATTTCATTTTCAATAGCATTAACAATTGCATCCTGCGACATCGTATCTGGGAAGTCAATAAGGCCAACTCCAGGAACATTTACTCTAGGCATTTTTAATCCTTATTTAAGACCTTGTCCCGGAACATAAGTTAAAACATTTGAGCCAGCACCAGACGGTTTTTCATTAACCATCTTTTGAGCTTCGGCCATTTGTTCTTGCGGCGTTTTCCCCATAAACCTTGGGTTACGCTGTACTGCCTCTAGCGCTTGATTTAAGGTTAGACCACCTGTTTTTGCCACCCCAAACGTTGCCCTATAAGCATCTAACTTTGTAGCCTTAGGATCGTCTTCTTTCATCGATTTGTACAAGTCATTAACCATCGACTGCTGCGCTCCTGGCAATTGACCAATTTGATACGCAGCCGCAACTTCTGCTGCCTTAACTTTTGCCTGATTTTGCATCTCAAGATTCTTGAGAAGGATACCATCTCGCTTATCAGAAACGGATTGGAGTTTACTCAGCGCTTTGTCAGACCTGCCCATCCTAAATTGATTCTCTGCCAACGATAGTTCGCGGCTGGCTTGGCGTAGCTTCTCTTCGTTATTATCAAGTTTTTCCATCGCGTTTGAGTACATATTCAATGCCTGCGTACCAGCCTCACCAAGTTTTTGGAACTCCCGCCCACGACGAGCGCCCGCAAGGTTCAAGCCAAACATCATCAAAGCAGAATTAAATGCCTGATCTTTTTTCTTTGCAAAATTACCGGCTGTAGATTTATAGTCTTCGCGTATCTTATTAAAGATGTCTGCATCAACACCCATAGATTTATCCGCTTCTGCTTGCTCTGCGATAACATCCTGTAAGCTTTTTTCCTTTGGAATTGGGAATCCCTCTACGTTAAACCTACCCATCATCTCAGCCGTAGGGTTAACTTGTGGACGCTCTCTGCGTGGGCTGCTGCTGCGAGTGCTGCGGGGCGTGCTGCGTGGGCTGCTGCGGGTTTTGCTGCGAGTGTCTACTGGAGGTGGTGCGTCTTGAGGCGCAAATGCATTTTTAACAGTATCTGTAGCAGGCCCAGTAGCAGGCTTTTCTTGTGGGGTTACAAGCGAAGTTATACCAGCAGGGTTTTCGCGCTTGAACAATGCCGCAGCTTTTGCCTCCCTATCCGCACGTTGCGTTGGAGTTAACTGCTCTAGAAGACCTGGAATAACTTGTGCGCCCTCTAAGTCTCGTTTGTATTGACGTTTAATTTCAGCAAGACTTTCTTGGCCTTTTTTCCCGCCCGTCATAAAATCGTTAACGCCTTTAAACAAATTACCTAACGTAGAAGATCTTTCTTCATCTGCCGGAGCAGCAACAGGTAGCGCAGTATTACTTGCTTGAGCCGCAGGAACTAACGACTCTAACCCACCCCTAATTTTGTTAGTTACTTGGCCTACTGGCTTCATTCTAGATATTTCACGCTGTAGCATCACAACATTTTCTTGTGCGCCAGGGTATCCTTTAGCGGCCCTATCTTGTTCTTCTTCTAATTCTTGAAGCAAAATATCTCTACGGCCGCCAGAGCCATAATCACGATCTCTTTGCACGCTTGGATCAACAATAAAACTACCATCAGGCCCAGCATAACCAGGTACTTCACCGCCACCTTCAAACGCAATAATGCCACCACCCGCATACTCTTCCGGAAGATTGGAGGGTAAGGACTCTAAGCCAGCACTCTCTTGTTCTGCTTGCTGCATGACTTGCTGTGCAATAGGCGGGCTATTCTGCATGGGCGCTTCTCCACCCATAGTGCCCATAGCCGTCTGTGCTTTGGCTTCATTTAGTTTTTGCGTTAACTCCTGCATTAGCGGTACGCCGATGTACGCAGGAATTGAGCCATTTTGAACACCGTTAACGAGGTGTCTTTGTATGGACTGAATGTCTTGCGGGTTTGTAGCGCGTTTTGCCATCTGCGCCATTTTAGCGGCGCGTTGACCCATTTGGTTCTGGATGCTATTGAGGCTCATGATTAACCTTTATTTTGCAGCGTTATACATACCCAGCGCACCAAGGCCACGGCCACGCTTGCTCTTAATAATACCGCCAGCTTTTTTGCCCAGATTAGCAGCACCAATTGCGGTAGTACCTAAGCCAGCTATTTGCGCCCCAACACTAGGAGAAGCTTGATACTGTGTAGTGGTTGTACCAGGTAGAGCATAGCCGCGCAGGAGGGCGTTGTATTGATTAAGCTTATCCATCGAATTATTTTGTACGTTTGCGTAGTTCTGGATATTCTGATTCATAATTTGTTGTTCTCTTTCTTGCTGTTGCCCGCCAACTTGATTTTGCAAACTAAGTATGCCGGTCTGAGCAGCAAGTTGTTGCGTTCCAATATTGGCTAAGTTTGCAGCGGCGGTATTCTGTAGGCCATAACCAGCCTGCGCCCCACTAACTCCTTGTAGACCTACTTGCGCACCTTGCATACCCTGCGCCGTTCCAGCTAACTGTCGGTCAACACCTTGCAATCCCATTTGTGATCCTTGCATACCAAGGCCATACATAGAGCCAGCTTGACCAACACCTTGTAGACCAGCGCTAGTACCTTGCAAGCCTAGCTGCCCAGCGCCGAGCGTAGTACCGGATAAACCAGACTGCGCACCAGATAGACCCTGTAAGCCTAAGTTAGAACCGTATTGCATGTTCTGTATGGCTTTATCGTAAGCAGCTTGTTGACCCAGTAATTGGTTGTTGTTAAGCGTAGATTGCAGCGCACGATTAGCTTCTGCATTCTCAATAGCCTGACGAGCACCGCCGTAGGCACCGGCTCGCGCAAACTGAGAGCCACGGGCTTGTGCTGCAATATCCGCATTTCGCTGTGCAGCTTCATTTTGAACATCAATAACATTCTTCTGATACGGCGACATGTAAGCGCTAACCGCATAAGGGTTAGTCATTTGGCTTGCATAGTCTTGCCCCGCCGCAGCTTGGATAGCAGCTAAATTTTGCCCCTGCTGCGCAATATCAAATCCAAGATTCTGAGCATTTTGCGAACCTTGTTGCCCGTAATTAAGGGCGGTATCCGCTAACTGCGCAGCTTGTGCGCCATACCCGGCTCCAATCCCACCATAATATTGTCCGCCTTGCGTACCCATTTGCTGGCCTTGCATGCCAGACTGCATACCCATATTGCCGTAGCCATACGCAGCGTTAGCACTATCTGCCCCACCTTGGCCTGCGTTAGCCGCCATATTTGAAGCTTGATTGTATTGGCCTGGTACTTGTAGATTGGCGGCGTTAGCCTGTACTTGGTTCTGTAATGGACTAAAATTAGCTACGTAATCGCTTGGATCGGCGCTATACGGCCTAAACTCCTTTACGCCTGTAATCTCATTAATACCTTCGGCGTTTTGCTTCATATTAAACAACTCTTTTGTCGCGCCGCCCAAGAGCATTTCTACTTGAGGAAGTAGTTCCTTGGGTAAGTTACTTTGAGTAACTGTAGAATCTTGTGAGCCTCCGCCGCCGGCAGGATAAATACGAATACCGTCGCGTGCGTAACCATTAAATTTATTTAGGATGATCATACAAGTACCTCTACTAAGGTGTTACGCGGTTCAAAGTTAGCTCGTGCTAAGAGTCGCACCATTGATTCTCTACAATATGCTTGTATCTTAGTTGCGCCATTAATTTTTACCAGAGCCTTTAGTTGCTCTAAAAGGTCTGGGTTTGCAATAAATTTACCGCCTGTGGTGGTTACAAACGCTACTCGATGTAAAGGGTAATTAATATATGAGATCGTCATCGCCCCATGTATTTTATTCTCTTCATCTACTGCAACAAATAAAGTCCATTGGCCTGATGTTAAGAACATCTGTACATGATGCGCGTTATAACTATCAGCCCAATCAGGGAATTCCCCGCCTTTATCTAACGCCTCTTGGATGAAACCTTCAACTATAGGCCATACCTGTTGAATGTAATTAGTATCTACAGGACGTACTGTTAAGCTCATTCCTCATCCATTAGCGACATGATACCGCCCTCTGCTCGGCGTATAACATTAGGTGTTCCTCGTAAGCTAGACGAACGACCAACAATAGGTGAACTTGGGCCGGAAGATCGTCGTTGTGGTTGTTGGTACTGCGGCTGCTGATATTGCTGCTGCGGTTGATATCGTTGATACAAAGGTTGCTGGAATTGCTGAAATTGTTGCGGTTGGAATTGTTGTAACTGATTACCACCATAATTGCCACCGTCACTACCACTGTAGTTGTTTGCCGCTTGTCCACCATAGCCAAACGGCGTTTGCATTTGAGGCATAAAGTTTTGTTGTGATGGCGGGAAAAAACTACCACCAAAAATACTACCATCATCGTTACTAGTACCGTACTGACTTACACCCATAGGGCTAGTCATATTGTAATCTTGATATACTGGTTGGTAAACGCTTGGAACAAAATGATTGTTGTTGTTTACATTATTCGTAAGATTACTTTGGGGTGTATTTCCTCCGCCACTTACGTTCCCACCACCAACACTTCCATTTCCGGTAGATTTTGTGCCTTGTACATTAGGGCTGAATGGACTACGATTTATAGCAATATCACCTCCAGGGCTGAATGGCCCTTGATTTCTACCAATGTCACCTCCAGGCTTTACTACTTGTACATTAGGGCTGAATGGACTACGATTTATAGCAATATCACCTCCAGGGCTGAATGGCCCTTGATTTCTACCAATGTCACTTCCAGGCTTTAATACTTGTACATTAGGGCTGAATGGACTACGATTTCTAGCAATGTCACCTCCAGGGCTGAATGGCCCAACAGGTCTACTATCATTACCACCGCCCATAATATTCTCCTTACGCCGCTGCGTATTTACGGGCGCTAATCTCGCGTCCCTGTGTTTTTCTACCTGTACGTGCCTTACGTACTCTGTCCATCATAGCGTAAAGTTGTTTAGCGCCAGCATCAGTTGAGCCATTACCTAAGTGAGATACCACATCAGCAGGGATTACAAACTCACCATCAGCCAACCGTGCTGGCCGCTTCCCAGCAATATTTGCAGGGATACTGTCAGACATGCCGTCGCCAGGCCCTTGAAGCATACGACCACCGTCTGAGTAGCTACCCAAATCAGTGATGCCACCACGAGCCATAGTCTGATACATCGGCTCTTCACCAACCATACGGTCGTAACCATTAGCAGCTAAAGATGCCACGCCGCCTTCCGCAAAAGCAGGGACATAGTTGTCACTTAAACGATAGCGCGACAGAGGGCCGCTATAATCTTCAGGCTCCTCTTGTTTTCTTCTACCGCCAAGAGCGCCAGTTAAAGCAGTAGCGCCAGTTAAGAACTTGTGATTTTTCATGTATTTCATCGGGTCTTTAAACAACCCGTATTGATCGTCACCCTGTGCTGGTCGCATAGCTTTCTTAAATATATCTCCAATGCCACCACTACTTGGTTGTACCGCCGCAGTATTTAGTGGTACATCCCGAACTGGGCCGGGCATAAGAGCCGCGTTAACTCCGCTAGGTTGCCCCATGCCTAGTGCCGCGCCACCAGAAGGCGCTACACTGGAAGCTGTGTTGGACATAAACGCTGGGTTAACACCACTCATATTACCTACACCAAGGACATTAGTCCCAAGATTTGTCCCCGCCATAATGGCATCGTCAGCAACCCCAGCGACAGCATTTGTTACTGCGTTACTAGTAGCTGGTGCGACGGCTGGCAAAGTAGCCGCAGCCGTTCCAGCATTAGCTACGCCACTAATACCGCCACCTATGCCGCCAGTTAGACCGCCAAGAAGAGCGCCTTTAAGTGGATCGCCACCCGTTATCGCAGCCGAGCCACCACCCATCGCAGCCCCAAGCAGCATTGCTTCCCCAATTCCACCACCAGCCATAATGTTCTCCTGAATTACATTTTCTGTAAGTTAAACCTTGATTTTAAGTACGTCAGTTGCTGTGTCTCGATATACATCACCTAAACGCAAATTAGCTACATCAGCATCAGTCGGTAATGTTTTTAAATCAAGATTTAAACTAGCTAAGTTTAATTGCTGCACTGTGTTAATGGTATTAAAAAATAACCGGATCACGTTACTAAGCGAATCCATGTACGACTGATTGTACTCAGTCGGCGCTTGAGGGATATTTGGTGCTGCCCTATTCTGTAGCATTGGCATAATTTACCTACGACCGTCAGGTTTAATTTCTATTCGCGGCGCACCTAACTGCCACGTTGTACCAATCTGGTCAGAGTCAATTTTAAAGATCATCTGCCGACCTCTTACGCGGGTATAAATTTGCCCCGTATATTCTTCAGTAATAACATATGCAGAACCCTTGGTTACATTAGCAGCGGCAGTAGTTTGTACCCCTGAGCCAGAGTTTTGCAACCCATACAATGTCATAGTTACCTTGGGTGCTGCGCCATTTGTTGGGTCTGTTGTTGAGTTTTCAAAAGTCAAATCAGGCAACACTCGCCACACAAAACCAAAGTTATGCCCGTCGTTAATGTCAAACTCTGACGAAGAAATATTGGCTGCGATAGGTTCTTGTACACCCAAAACATATGAATCTACACCGTCCTCATGTTGGACAATCTCGCTATCATATGTTGCGGCTATAGGCCGTGCCAGCAAACCTGAGTCTAACCATGCTGAACGCCCTAAGTTGCCGTAATACCAAACATTCTCTAAGTAGTTATAGACCACATAGCGGTCACTAGACAATGAATCTTTAGAGCAATAGAACCACCAGACTTCGTTAAACCCTTCGTTTGTTCCAGCGTACACTTGTTCGTTCTGTGTGTCGTTAATGTCACTAAAAATATAACGACGTAGATCGCAACTCAATGTTTGAACTCGTCCATCGTACCTATAGAACTTATCTACCCCCATCCAATAAATAACGCCAGACGCAATTGCAGCAGCATTAGGGCCAATGATGGAAACATTATCGCCAACTAACTGCGCCGTCCAAACAAATGGCGGGCCTACGTATTGTAAGGAGTATAACGATGAATCGGTGAATACAATAATTTCTTGGCGCGACTGTACGGCTGTAACAATCTTGGATCCCTGAGATAGTTTTAAGCTACCTGCTTGGTTGGTAACTAAAGGCTCCCATATAAACGGATCTTCTTGAGTTGACCAACGAATAAGCATAGGGTCAATAAAAGTTGTCCCATAATCGTTTGTACCAAACACCAGAACAAAACGAGATGCATCTGAAACTAAAATATAATTTTGGAAAAGTGGTGCATCTACATCGCCTGTATCAGCTAAATCAATACCCCTTTGGGATATGCGCTGAATGCCAGACTGAGTGCCGCTAGTTGTAATAGGCGAGCCAGCTAGTGTTGTAGCCACATTAAATGTGCTGCCTGTAGAGCCAACTACAAAATAAACCTCGCCTACCGTTAGCCCAGTAGGTAATTCGCCTGTTGACGTTAAGGTTATTGTTGTCCCATCAGTAAATGAAAACCCGCTTGGCAATGTTATAAGTCCTGGCGTATCAATACTTATAGTGATCTGGATGGGGGTATACCCCACGTTTGCGTTCCAGTAGTAGATACCTTGCCCACGCGGGCCATAAAGTAAATCCTCACCAAAGTTTTGCTGGTTCCATATCTGCAAAGGATTAGCAGTTTCTTGACTATTACCCCAAGTACCTAAACCCCAAGCGCCTGCGCCCCAACCAACAAGCGGAACTTGGAAAGCTAAACCAGTATTAGTTTCATATTGCGTAACAACTGTGCCACCGCCTGGGGAACCAGATACGTCTGTAGCATTTGCAACAGCAGATACCGTAATTGTGTAGCTGTCGTCATTAAGATACGTAATTTGAAATTCGCCAGTTAGTACTGATGCAGTAATGTCCCCGCCCAAGCCAACAATCCCTGCGCCGGTGTAGTAGACATTATCTTCGTCTACGCAACCGTGGTCTACATCGAAAATAGTTATGATGTTAGAACCTAATGTGGCAGTAAATGGGTCAGTTAATGTAATTGTTTTACGAATAGGGGTTATGTCGTAATAATTTGCCCCCTTTAAAATGTAAAACTTTAAATTCGTACCAACGCCAACTAAACTTTCTGCGGTTAACGTAATCCAGTTCCACAAAGAACGGCAAATACCCAAGAACGTACCGGCACCAAACGGCTTCCAGCCCCCTATTTTTTCAGGGTTACCTTGGCGGAAACGAATCTTATCGCATTCATACCAACCACCTTCAGTCGTGTACCGTGTGTTCTCACGATTTACGCCAGGCCGAAATAAGAATTTTTGTAATGGCATAATTACCTACGATAAGTACATTGCGCGTTCGTCATTACGACGGTTTACTAGCCCCTTTAATACTCTACCTCCGCCTTTGGTGTACTTTAAAAATTCTTTGGCCGCACCCGCATAGTCGCCTCGGTTGTGCTTTCGCCGTAAAGTACTGCGTTGTAGTGCGCCTAGCCCGCAGTTAAAACTAAAGCTGACAAGTGCATCAAACTGCCCTTGAGTAAGAGGAGCAGGACAATAACGGGATACCCCTCGTACAAAACGGTTAAGGTCTTTTGCAAGAATTGCATTAACTTCTCCTGCTGTAAATACACGATTATCCTTGTTCTGTAAAGAGTATTTTACCCGATCCTCTAGCTTAAGTTTGCCTTGTTCTGGGTATAAAACATGACCCACGCCGATTGTCCACAACTGCGCCGGACAACGATACGGTCTGTACCGAGTACCCTCGTGATGAGCAATCATCTTTAGGGCTTTAGGGCTAATCATTTTCCAAACGCTCTGCCGCCAAAATGAAAGGCGATTATCGCTGCAAACAAAGCTTGAGTCTCATCATCCCAGAGTTGGTCAGCAAGTACCGTAAAATCAGTATTAGATGTAAGCCCCTTGTAAGCTAACGTAGCGTCAATACCCACCAATAAGAAGAAGAAACCGTAGGTAATAACAGGCCGTACTGAAGCCCGTAGATTCTTCATCCACTTACTAGTACCTTCGCCGAGACTTTCGTCATGCGCGTAGATAGCCTGCATCTCAGACTGCTGCGCTCCGATGATGGAGATACGCTCGTCTGATGCGGTCTGCGTCTTTATCTCGTCAAGCTTAACTTCCTCAACTTTAAGTTGTGCAGCATAGCCAGCTTCTAGCAGTTTTAACTCTCGCTCAGTTTGTACCTGGGCTAGTTGTAACTCATGCTTTTTGTCAGACTTATCCTGGAAGAAGTCTAATATTTTAGGCAGACCGCCCATCAAGAACGAGGCAAATGTTGAAAAGATGGTAAGCATTATTTTTTCCTTGTACTAATTTATTTTTTTGCAGCTCCGACTGATTTAGATATTGCCTCAATGTAGTCCATATTAGATTAGCAATTCATTTAATATTAAGTTAATTTTTGTGCAATTTGCTTTGGTGTATTTTTGATACCCGCATAACTCCGCAGGCATTGGAATATAGTTAATTTTAGCAAATTCTTTACCCATTGACAGTTTTGCAACTTCTTCAAAAGATAATGTTTTCCCTGTCCCTACATTCCAAATACCCGATTCACTTACATTAAAAAACTTTTTGTGTACTTTGATAACGTCATTTACATGAATAAAGTCCCTGCAAAACTTGTCGCTGCCCTCAAACAATTGAACTGCCCCCGTCTTTGCCTGTTCTTTAAACTTATGAAACGGTGAAGCCTGATCGCCTTTATGGTCTTCATGTGGGCCATACACATTAAAATAACGAAATATTTGTATGGGCGACTTTGGCTTCATTGTATGAAAGTACTGCTCCACAAGAGCTTTAGACTTCGCGTACAAATTAGCTGGCGCCACTGGGTCAGATTCAGTAAAAGTCGTATTGTCTGGCCCATATACAGATGCTGAAGAAGCTATCTGAATAGGTATGCCTTGCTGTTGGCAGCGCTCCATAAGCGTAATGGTATAGGCCACATTTTGCTTACAAAGTGCCTTCCAGTCTTGACACCGCGTATCTGAAATTGCTCCCAAATGAATAACTTGATCTACCCCAAAAAGAGAACAATCATCGCCCCACTCGCACAAAGACAACTCATGGTCAGCCAATGCATTAACCATGTTCTGCCCAATAAAACCCTTATGCCCCGTAATTAAGATACGCATACCGTCCCCAAGCTCTGACAAGACAGTGCCGCCTTTTCGTTGGCAAACTCTAAAGCCATAGCTATGTTGCCTGTTTCCATGTGCTTATAAACCATCGCCGCCAAAAACACGTCACCCGCTCCACATACGTCCACCACCTCAATAGGTCTGGCAGCGTACATCTTGTCCATATAGCCACAGCCTTTTGACCCGTAAGTCACAATTAGCTTATCTAGGGAAGGCACCGATGTTGCCTCTCCAAGCTCGCGCTCGTTAATCTTAATGAAAATGTCAGAGAAGTCAGCTAGGTCAAGCTTCTTGGTGTCCATATAAATTGGGCCAACAAACTGGCTGCGCAGATCTTTAATAGTCTTAGTCAATACGAAACCTTTATCGTAGTCTGAAATTACTATGGCGTCAAAGTCAGCTAAGTCTTTACTAAAGTTATACGGTGTAGCCTCTACATCATGGTCTACTCTTAGTAGGTGTTCGCCCGTTCTACGGTCAATGTACCTAATCTTTCGGGAAATCTTGTCACTCACACACAGCTTGACGCTAGCGCCAAACGATCGCAAGTTCTGGGCTACGTTAACCGCCATGCCCATTTTTTCTTCGCTGCTGTCAAAACTTAATAGCGGCGCAGTAGACTCAGGGTTTACCCTGCAAATAGCGCCGTATCTGTATTCGTCTATGCAAACGTCACCAATGACTAGAATTTTCAAAAAATACCTTTGCGTTGATGGCTTTGTCGTCTACCCAAACATCGTAAGACGGTTTTTTCATATTTAAGGTTGTATACATACAACCCCATTCAACTAATTGTTTTTTAGTAAGTTCTGACCAATCTTTACCCGACTCTGCGCCACGTGCCGTCCAATAATGAATCTCGTCACCAGTAAGAAATAAGTCGTTAACTTTTTTAATACGCTCAATAATTGGTTGCGATTTTTCGTAATAACTTAAATTAGTATGGCAAATGGTACCGTCTATATCTATGAAGTAACGCATTGGCTATCCCCCGGCTCAACCCTGTAGTTATCTTCCACGGAATCAGCCGTGGATATTTCTAGGATTGTTCCTGCCTGCAAGCAGACTAGCTGGTGCGGCAATAGTGGCGGATTATGCCAAGAATCTCCCGCATTAAGCACCTTCTCATGCCTGCTGGCGTCCTTAGTGTCTATATAGATCACCTTAAATAACCCGCTTTGCACTAGCCAAGTCTCATCTTTTACTGCGTGAAAGTGCATAGAAAACTTAGCGCCCTCACGGAAAGTCATTAGCTTCCCGCAGTACTTGTCATTAGTAGCCCAGATAAACTCTGAACCCCAGCCCTTGGATACCCTCCCGTTAAAACGCATTGATAATCCTTGTTGAAGAATATCCGTCTAAGAAAGGAAGAATAATTGTTTGTTTGACTATGCTAAAACCAACAACTTGATCAATCTTGAAGTCGCCACCTTTAGTAAGGATGTCTGGCTTTATTGTCTGGATTAGTTCCAGCGGCGAAGGCTCGTCAAAGATGATAACTTCGTCTACAGACCTTAGCGCCAGCAAGACAGCCTTACGATCTTCTTGCGTGTTAATAGGTCTGCCGGGCTTTAAGGCTCTTACCGAGGCATCAGAATTTAACCCAATAACTAACCTAGTACCTAGCGCCTTAGACTTCTCTAAATACTCAACATGCCCGCGATGGAGAATATCAAAGCACCCGTTAGTAAAGACAATCATTTCACGCGATACACTTTACCGTGCTGTTTTGGGTTAATCTGCATAGCTAGTTTTTCTGCGTAATATTGCATAGGCCACGCACATGCAATCCGAGATTTCTTTTGCGAGCGCCTCTGCCAGCGTTGTCTTACCTGAGCCGGGCAAGCCCATAATAAGAATCTTCACAGTGATCCTCTTGGTGGCTTGTGCGCCATTGCATTTATCTGAACTTGATAGCAGGCATTGTTACGCTTGTTAATTTCCCGATCTACTATATCGCGAGACTTACCGTACATTTCTTGCTGAAACGCCGGCATTAGGTCATAGCCTACTTGAGTAACGCCTATGTCTATGCCAATTTGCAATCCAAGCGTTGTCTCACTGCCACCCGTTTTAATGGTGTTTAGGTTCCGCTCTTGGCTAAACATATCAATACCTACTACGGTAATTTTGCGGCAGTGTGTTGGGTCGTGGTGGAAGTTCTCATGCAAGTGATGTGGAACCGTAATTTTAATTACGCCCGTATTTTTTAACACACGATATAACTCTTTCCAAATAGACAGATACGTCTTTGTATCTTGACCTAAATGCTCAAGGATATGAGACATTACAATCTCATCTACCGTACTTTCCTCAAAGGGCAACACGCCTTCCAAGTCTGCAACCACATCTGGATTGCATAGTGGATCATGGTCTACGTTAGTGTAGCCATCAAGCTTGTTGTACCCACAACCAAAATTTAATTTCACAGCAGGGCGTCAAGTTCGTCATGCGTTGTGCAGGCATCAATGGCGGCTTGCTTTACGGAAATTTCAGCCTTAGCAGCGGCAATAGCTTCTAGGTCTATGTTTTCTACGCCTACTTGCAGTAGTTGCTGAACAGCAAAGTTAGCATTAGATTTCATACCAGACTTACGCTCATCAACCGTAATGTCGTAGGTTTCGTAGACAATTTGAACTGGGTCTGATGTTAAGTCAAAGGTGTGGCCTGTGTAGCCTTGGCGATGGGCTGTAATAGCTAGACGCATTTCCACAGCGTTTTTCCATCCGTCTGTACCAATGGGTGCTGGCGGCATTGTGTCAATGCACTGCGCCATTTGGTTGTCAACGATTTGAACGTATAAAGACATAGTAATACTCCTATTAAAAAATTAAGGCCACGTGCCTGCGGCTTTAGCATTGCCTTGGCTGTTGATGTTCCAGATACCTGCGTATTGGGTGTAGGGGTAAGTGGTTGTTCCAGAAATAGCAGTTGTGTAAGAATAACCACAAGCAGTTCTTAACCAAGTAGTTAACGCACCAACTTGTTTAGGTGATGAGTAATTAGTTATGTTACCTAATCCTAATTGACCAAGATTGTTTTGTCCCCAAGTCCATAAAGTTCCGTCTGTTTTAATAGCAGTTGTGTAAGAATAACCACAAGCAGTTCTTAACCAAGTAGTTAACGCACCAACTTGTTTAGGTGATGAGTAATTAGTTGTGTTACCTAATCCTAATGGACCATTAGTGTTTAGTCCCCAAGTCCATAAAGTTCCGTCTGTTTTAATAGCAGTGGTGTGATAACGACCACAAGCAGTACTTAACCAAGTAGTTAACGCACCAACTTGTTTAGGTGATGAGTAATTAGTTGTGTTACCTAATCCTAATTGACCATTAGTGTTTTGTCCCCAAGTCCATAAAGTTCCGTCTGTTTTAATAGCAGTGGTGTAATAAAAACCACAAGCAGTTCTTAACCAAGTAGTTAACGCACCAACTTGTTTAGGTGATGAGTAATTAGTTCTGTTACCTAATCCTAATTCACCAAGATTGTTTCTTCCCCAAGTCCATAAAGTTCCGTCTGTTTTAATAGCAGTGGTGTGATTACTACCACAAGCAGTACTAGACCAAGTAGTTAACGCACCAACTTGTTTAGGTGATGAGTAATTAGTTGTGTTACCTAATCCTAATTGACCAACATTGTTTCTTCCCCAAGTCCATAAACCTTGGTAAGTAACAATCGCAGCAGGACTTGCCAACGTGTTTAGCCCCGGCTTGTTTATACTTGACGCATACCTGAAGCTCATGCAACTCTCCGTATCGTTGTCTTGTTGGTCAGGCGCTCTTTGATCTTGTCAAACGGAGCCGTCCAATCACCAAAAATCTCCTGCCTAAACAAAGTCATGGTGTCATAGTAAGGCGTCTTATTGCCGTCAAGCGCATACAAGTAATATCCCATAACAGGTATTACTACCCAAGTCTCTATACCCATAGCCGCCGATAAATGACTTACAGAAGTACAAGAACTAATCACTAAATTACAAGAAGCTATTGCTGCCTGTGTATCTTCCCAAGTATCCAAAGGAACTGTCTTTATCCACGGCGGGCAGTCATCAGCGCCCTCATCGCGCTGTAAAGAAATAAACTCAGCGTCAGTTTCTTTCAAAGCATCAAACATCAACGAATAAGGAAACCGTTTGTTATGGTCATCCTCAAACCTGGAATTGCCCTGCCAGCGAACACCAATTCGTTGCCTATGACCCTTAATCACCGTAGGCTTAGAAATATAAGCATCCCCGCGCAAATCTTCCATCTCGTAACCAAGATAGTTTGGTAACGTCATGCCGTAAGCCCAGAAGTCGTGGTACACACCAAACTCAGCACCAACCTGCACCACCGCAGAGACACCCTCTATGCCAGAAAACAACGCCGCAAGAGTGCCAGTACAACAGGCAACAACCTTATTACCCCGTGCTACTAAGTCACGGGCATAACGTACTTGATGGATTTGATCCCCCAAGCCATGATCGCAATATAAAAGAATGGTTCCCTTAGTCTTACCGTCCCACTCAGGAGCCGGTGTATTCGGGCGGCGGTCGCCAATAATTCCGCAGTAACGACCACGATTCATCTGCTTGTAACCCTCACCTATCTGACCCTGCTTGAGTAGATACCAAGAACGGTTATAAGCTGCGCGGTGGTCAGTAGGACGTTCGGCATGTAGCTTCTTAGATAGTCTCCAGCCCTCAACAAAGTCACCTACTCTACCGGCAGTTACCTGCAAATCTAGATCGTCCAATTCAGGCAAAGTGCGTAGACCGCTACCCCAAAACTCAGGCTGGCAGAATTGATTGTAATGGTACTTTAATACATCCCTTGGATTATCACTATGCTGGCGATTTAACTTCGGTTTAATGTCGTGCATGCCTTCATAACCGTGCAGATTTTCGTCATCTTCCTTTACACTAGAACCGTCAATGTTATTAAAATCATAGTCATAAGGGGGCAACTCCAAAAATGCGTGGATACGGTCTAGCTGTGCCTTTGGGTCAGCAAGTAAGTTGTCATACTCAACAATACAAAAACATTCCTTGTCGTACTCATATCCCTCTTGCAACGATATGTAAGCAGCTTTCAAATGGTCTGCAAGCTGACCTGAATACATGAACTCATCAAGGTTTTCAGGCTTGGCTACACGAACGAACGATGCCATGCAATCAGGTACTGAACGAACTGTTGCAATAATCTTAGGCTTAGTATTTAGCACCTGTGTCATGGCAGACATGATGATGGGGATAGGCCAGCCACGTCCCTTATCAATAATTACCGGCTTGTCTGTGTCGTCGTAGAACGCATCAATGGCACCACGCATGGTCTGCGCTAACTTCTTGCGTTCGGGGTCATTCTCGTTTAACAGACCCGCAGAGTGCCAAGTATTAGCAAGGCCATCTAGCGCATGAACCAGCCCCGATGTCGTGGAGACATGCGTCATCGGGTTTTGGTTGAGAATAGCCGCCAAGACCGTTGAGCCTGAGCGGGGGATGCCTGAGAGGAAATGTAGTGTTTTTTTCATTATGTAGGCCATGTTCCGGCTGCTTTAGCCGAGTTTACCTGCTGCATTGTCCATATGCCGGTGTATTGGGTGTAGGGGTAAGTGGTTGTTCCAGAAATAGCAGTTGTGTAAGAATAACCACAAGCAGTTCTTAACCAAGTAGTTAACGCACCAACTTGTTTAGGTGATGAGTAATTAGTTATGTTACCTAATCCTAATTGACCAAGATTGTTTTGTCCCCAAGTCCATAAAGTTCCGTCTGTT